TCGGCAGCCTGGGCCCGGACGGTTGTTTCGCGGTCAGTCGCGAAGTGCTCTATGGCCTCAGAGGCGACTGTACGATCACCCTCCATCTCCGCGATCTGCTTGTTGCCATCAGCGATCTGCTCCTGAATCGTGGGAACGCTCGCGGCGGTAGCCTCGGCAGTCTCTCGGGCGGCATCCTTCGCCTCCCTCGATGCCTGCAGCCGCTTCTGTTCCTCCCGGGCGCCCTGCGCCAGCAACTCATACCATCCGAGGCCGAGGATCTCGCCGAGGTAGCGTTTCCGCTCGGCTGGCTTGGCGCTGGAGAACGCGTCCGCGTCGCCCTGGGCAGATACGGCCGTTGCCCTCAGAAGGTCAGCGGTCAGGCGGGTCGTCTCGATGATCCGCTGCTGTGTCTCCGCGACGGTCTTGCCGTCAAGGACCTGCCCGTCACACTGGAACGAAAGAGTGGTTGAGCCACCGCCCTTGCGCGATCGCTGGCGAGAGAGGAGGTAGCTCCGTCCATTCAGCGCGAATGTGAACTCGACCCGCGCCAGCTCCTCGCCGTGCGTCACGACCGAATCGAGGTTGCCACGAGCCTCGCCGAAGAGCGCGAAGAGCATCGCGTCGAGGATGCTGGACTTGCCGGCGCTGTTCGGGCCGCTCAGGACAGCACAGTCGATGCTTGAGAGGTCAAGCACGGTATCGCGATGCGATTGGAAGTTAGTGAGTGCGAGGCGGAGGGGTTTCACGAGGCACCGCCTTTCCGCGCTGCGCTCTCTCTGTGGCGCCTACGGATGGCGGCGGTCTCGCGCTGAGCGTCCGCCTTGGCCCGATGGTGGCTCCCCGATTGCCAAGCGCCGTTTGCCCCAAAGGAGACGACTAGCCATCCCTGACATCTCTGGCGATCACACAGGCAGGGGCACACATGAACGTGGGTCACCCCGCACCCCCTTCCGCTTGCCTGAGCGCCTCCTCGATCCTCAGCGCCTCGGCGATAATCTGCTCGGTCAGCGGCTGGAGGTCAGGCTTCTGCTCCAGCCATGCCCGGATCTGAGCATCCAGCGGCTGCCCGTGCGTCACCCCGGACTCCCGGCGGCGTTCCGTCTCCGCCCGCGCCTTGCTCACCCGCGCCTCGAATGCGCCGGCCGCGTCGATGGCCCTCTGCGCCTCGGCGATCGTCAGCGTACTGCCAGCCGGGATCTCGAGGCGGACGATGGCGCCCTGGACGGATTCTTCGAGTGCCGCGTCGAGGAGCAGTTCCTCGTCGTCCAACTCCCGTATGAAGTCATCCTCTGAGAGGGTCACGAGGCGCCGGTAGGGAGTCTCGATAGGAACGGGAACAGGCAGGGGGCCATATCCTAAGTCAGGGTTGAGTTCCCACAAGTAGTAGAACTTGTCCTCGGCTTCCTCGTTGAACGAAGTCGCCTCGGGACTGCCGCAATAAACGATCCAACATCGTTTGTCTCCGAGCGTCTGGGCCTTGTGGATATGCCCAAGCAAAATGCCGTCGAAGCCGAGGCTCTCGAGTTCGTGGACGTTCAACGTGAACTCGCCGCCGAGCATCATTAGGCGGCTCTGCTGGCCGACCTCGGCCGTGTCTACCGACCAGTGTCCGAGCAGCAAGCAGGGTACGCCCTCCACGCGCTGGGCCGCCAAGCCCCGCGCGACATCCATCATCTTCTCCCGGATCAGCAGATTCCGATCGCCGGGAGAGAGCTGCCGCGTCTGTTCGTCGCGGAGCAGAAGGTTAGGCGATGGATATGGCAAGCATCCCAACTGAAGCTCCGCCTCGTCAGCCATCGCCGTGCTGGCCTCGCTCACCCGGAGCTTGTCGTCGCGGCCAGTTCGCCATACATCAAGCAGTGTCGGCTTGTCTACAACGGTGAGGCCGGGGAGATCGCGGAGCAAGTCGAGGGCATCGTATTCAGACGGATTGCGCACCTGATCGTGGTTGCCCTCGAGTACCACCACGGGAACCCCATTCTCCAGTGCCGGACTAAAGGCCCGCTTCGCCAATCGCGTGATGGTAGGCGTCCAATGCCAGTGATCACCTACATCTCCGCAATGCACGATCAACTCAGCCCCGCGGTTGACGGCATCCTCTACGACAAACTGTGCGCATCGGAAGCGATCTATCAGCCGCGCATTCAGATGACTCTCGGCATCGAGACGGGATCCAGATCCCCCAAGATGGAAATCGGCAGTGTGTCCTATCCGCATGGCGCGAGACTCCCTTCGCGGTGCCTAAGCGTCGTGGCGCATGACCTGCTGCAACACCGTTGGCTCGTGGTCGCACGAGCACTGAAAGTTCTCTCGCAGACGGGACACAATCGGAGTTCGCGCCTCCCTATATCCCTCTCCCTATGGTGCCGTTTGGTGTGGCAAGAGGAACAGAGCAGGACGAGGTTCTCAAGGGCATTATTGGGGTCTCCGTGGCCCCCATTCGAAATGCCAGTCCCGTCAGTATGGTGAATGTGAAGGGCATGGCCCTCTCGGTTGCCCTTCTGCGCTCCACAGTCGGCACAACAGCCGTCGAATCGCGCTTCCACAAGCGGACGCATGTTGTCGTAGTAGCGCGACTCCGACAATCGCTGGCGCCTCTCGTTGACTACATCGCGGTGCGCACGCGCGTAGGCGAGACTCTTAGCCCGCCGCGCTTCCCTGTGGCTCTCTTCATAGCGTCGCGAGTTGGCCCGGGCACGTTCAGGGTTCTCCCGATAGCGCTCGCGCTGATAGCAGGCCGAGCAAAGACCCCGGCCGTGAAGCCGCTTCTCCGCTTGGCACACTCGGCATAGCCCGATCATGCCGCGCCGCCCTTCGTTAGCGGCTGGATTATGAGGCGTTCAGAAGGAGCACCGACATTGCGGAACTCCTCCCAGTTGGCGAGAGTCTGCTTGAGCTTCTTTGAGTTCCATCCGCCCCCGCCGGTCGTCGGCACCCAGACGAGCTTGACATGCCGGGAAGAAACCGCGACTTCTGTCTCGCCATCGCGGGCCTCATCCAACTTCACGCGGGCCTGCTTTGCTCTCTCTGCGGCCTCATCCGCGGCCGCCTTGGCGTCCAGATACTCTTGTGCGGCAAATTCGATAGGACTGGCGGTGGCCCTCATTCCGCACCACCCTTCGCCGGCGCCTCCTTCCCGATGAAGGCGCGACACCTCTCGCACCACTCCAGCAGATCCTCAACGCTGGCGTCCTTCGGTGCTTTCGGCGGCATACTCTCGATGTGGCCCAGCTTCTGTTCGGCGCGGGCCGCCGTCCAGAGTCGGTCGCACTCAGCGCGCGCAGCCTCGATCGTCGGCGGGTTGTCGGCCTCCGGTTCTGGCTCAGGCGAATCGGGGCCGCCGTCCTCGGCAGCGGCCTCAGCCTCCGACGCGTCGGCACCCTCTTCCGCGAGGACCCCAGTCTCTTCGGCCTCTGGCTCGACGACCTCTCCCTGAACCGCCTCGGACTGCTCCGTGGACCTGGGCTTCCCGAACAGATCCTCAGCCGCCGACTGGACCTCGGCAGTCTCCAGCTTGCGTGTCAGAACGTGCTGAGTCAGCTCCACCGTCTTCTCGCCGAATCCCGGCTTGAGTTTCAGCACACCCCCCGCCTGCGCGATGAAGTAGCGGAGCACCATGTTCTCGGCCTTCGTGCGGCACAGGGCCTCCCGGTGCGTTTGGACCTCCATCCGCCTCTCCATGACTTTGGCCTTGACGCGCGGAGGCAGGGTATTCGCCAGTGCCAATGCCGTCTCTTCGGTCGCCGTGCGCGCCAGGGCGGTAGACTGGTCTCCCGACGGAGTAGTGGACTTGACTTCCTTCAGTGCGCCCTTGAACAGCTCAGCGGCCAGATCATATTCCTTCGACTTCTCGATAACCTCGAGCAGTCCATCGCGGCGCAGGTGGTAGCCGCGGGCGATGACCCTGACGCGGTTCCGGTCAAGTTCCACGACGGTCGAATGCGCATGGGCACCAATGGCATTGGCCTGAATCAGCAGGCCGGCGGTCCCGGTATGACACATGACCGCCGTGGAAACCCACTCGTCGCCGACCTTCTTGTTCTTGGACTCGAGCCAGAAATGGTCATCTTCACGCAGAGTTGCCGCTGCCGGGATTTCCTTGATCTCGTCTGACGTCGCGACCTGGTACAATCCTGGGGCGAGGTTCTGAAAGCCGATGATCCCGTTCACAATCCCCTCCTTCCCCCACCTGCCCGCCAGCCATTAGGCGGGTTGACATTCCGCCGCTGGCGGGATAGAATGGGGTTGTCTCTTGTTGTCATGGCCGCGTCGGGCGTCCATACGCTCGGCGCGGTTTGCTTCCGGTTCGTCATTCCTCTCCTCCTCGACTGTCGTCTCTGGCTTCTGCGATCTGCTCGCTCACGGGTTCCTTGCCCTCGGCATACAAGCTCGGCAACGCCTGTCCGTTCTGCGGGTCAATCCACGCATCGGTGCTGCCGTGCGGGAATCGGATACAGAGTCCAGCCTCTCCCCGCAGATCCTTCCAGTTCGCGCCGATCCGCTTGCTCTGTGCATCCAGAATCTTGCCGGTCTCCCGGTCGGTGCGGCCCAGGTCGTCGATACTCCGTTGCTGTAGGCCGGACCATACGAGCTCGCAGACGATGGCGAGGCCCATGATGAGAATGCAGACGCGCTCAAGCCGCATGTGCGTTCGGCGCGCCCAGCGTGCGCCCAATGATGGTGCGTGCATCATCGCGAATCACCTCCTCTCTGGACATCAGCCTTGCCGCGAACCCGTGGCCCTCGAGGATCGGCTCCAGAGCATCCAACTGCCTCGCCGAGACCCGAGCCATCACCTCGCCTGTCTGAGCGTCAACTATGTGGTACTCAGCCATCGTCACCTATCACAAGCCCCGGCCAGGGGCGAAGAGGGGGTAGAACGCCCCCAGCCTGGGGCGGACTCGCTGCCGGGCCGCACAAGTGCCCCGCCACGGTCGCGCCCCTTGTCGGTGCGATTGCTGGCGATGCGGCCCGGCCCAGCCATTGGTGTCTGTGTGCAGTCCCCGCCCGACGCGGCGTCGGTGCGCGGCTAGACGGGGAGCCATGATGAGTACCCCCTTTCGTGATGATTGCAGCGCCCCCAGAGCTCTCGCCGCGACATGCACGGCGCGGAGGCGCTGGGAAGCGGTCCCGGGGGGACCGAATAGGATAGCTGCTGCCGATGATTGCACCCGCGGGGGAGCGAACCGGCGGGCTGTTCGCTGACCGCCCCCATATCATCGGCAAGATAGATGGCTGCGTTGGCCTATCTCTCCCGCCGTCCCGCCGTCGTTGGGCACCCCGCGCCCAGGGTCCCGCAGGCACGTCGCCACATCTGCACTTCGCCGAACTGGAAGCACGAGCGGGGGAGTCGAATGCCGCAGTCTCCGATCTCCGCGCAACAGGACCCTGTCGGCTGCCTCGGCCGCTGCGGCGCGCCCCGCCTCCCGGCGGGCCCGCGGGAACATCGTCTCCAGTCACAATGAATGCGGGGACGACGGCCTCAGTTCGAGGTCTCGGTGTGGGCGCCGTCGCCCCCAGGGGATCCACCCTACCGAGCAGGGAGGGGGTAGGACTGGTTGCGCGGGCAGGAGTCGAACCTGCGGCCTCCGGGCAATGAACCCGGCGCGCTACCACTGCGCCACCGCGCTGCGGAAAAGCTCGTCTATTCGCCTGTATGAGCCTGGAATCCATCCGATGCCCTCAGACCAGGGAAAGGCCATCCCCGGCGCAAACAGGTGGGGTATGCTCCGCTGGGCGACCATCCGAGAGGGATGGGCAGCCTGTAGGTTCCGGGGTTTTCCGGGATTGGGCCGTCCACAGTCCGTCCGAGGTGTGCACCGCGCCCGTAACGGTATGCGTACACTGCCACCAGCCGCAGATCACACACTCGTCCCGGTAGCCGCTCTCACCTGTGTCGGGGTTCTCCCACCACTCAGTCTGCCAGTCGTTCACACCGCACCGACAGGCGCCGTTCCACTTGTAGCCGGGTTCGTATAGGTCAGCAGGAGCGACGCGGCGTAACGCCGTCATTTGGCTGGATACTGTCATCCTCTCGTGTCCTCTCGTCTGGCTCGTCGTCTGCAACTGCCTGGAAGAACCTAGTCGTGGTATTGAACATGCGCTTGAACGCCCGCTCGAGGGCCTCCGCGATCTGGTGCGCGTTTGGTTGCTTACGCGGCGCTGGTCGGGTCACAGACGTGGTCACTTGGCGTCTCCCGAGAGTTCCTTGATGATATCCCGCAGATGCTCAAGCTCGGCCCTGGAGACCTTGCGCCCCCCGGGAAGCAGCCCACGGCTGATTTCACTGATGTAGCTGATGCTGCGACCGGCCCTATCCGCAACATTCGTGATCGTCACGCCGCGGTGCCGGTTCCGGTCAATCAACCTCCCAAGGCTTCTGAGCTGACTCCGTGTGGCGTTCTGCGCTCTCACAGTGGTTTCCATAGCATCGTCCTGTCACCATTCCCTATTCTTCCGTGATGATTCTAGCATAATGCTCCCATGTTGTCAAGGGGTTTGGACATGAATTTTCATGGCATAATGGCTTTTTCTGTGCTATAATGGGGCGATGCCAGGGAAGGAACGAGAACCGGAAAGCGACTTTGGGCGTCTGCTTCGAGCCTTACGACGGCAGCAACGCCCGAGGCTTGCCCAGGATGGCATGGCGAAGCGCCTCGGCGTCAGCGCGGCAATGTATGGCCGGTATGAGCGGGGCTATATTGATCCGCCACCCGAAACCGTTGAGGCTATGGCAACAGCATTCGGGGCAGACCCCGCCGAATGGCTCCGTGCCGCAGGATACGAGCCAGTTGGCCCCGTCGAGGTAAGCGTAGAATCTCCGCCCGCCGACTTGCAGTCCGCCGAGTTACCCATTGTTGGAATCCTGCGAGGCGCGGTCGTCTACGCGCCGCGGGCAGGGATGCAGCACATATCAATCACCATGCAGGGGGGTTACGTGAGAGGAATCGAAGGCGTGATCCGGGTTGAGGGCGCCGCTTCGATTCCCTTCTTGTTGCCCGGCGACATCCTGCTGGTTCGGTCGGCGGCGGGGGACGAATCCGAAGGGACGCTCGTCGTGGCACGGAAGGGAAAGAGGCGACTGCTAGGCTATCTCGCAAGGACTGGGAAGGGCATGGAACTGGAGGGCATCGGATCGCTCGCCGCGAGTGACGCGACTGGCATCGACAGGCTCGAGTATGTGGTGTGTGGACTGTGGCGCGCGGAGGAGGTCATAGGGAAGGTCCGGCCGTAGCCTCATCGGAGAGTTGGCGACTGATAGGAGCGCTTCGATGGCCGAGATCGGATGTGCCGGCTGTCTCGTCTATATGTTAGTCGCAATAGCGCTGGCTGTTCCCATAGCCATCATCATTGTTGTGATGCAGGGAGTGGCGCGCAGGCGGGCGTGGGCCATTCTTCGGGGGCGGCAGGCCACGCGCGCCGAGATCAAACGGACGATATCGGAATTGAGTAGCGCCCAGGATAGCGAATCCAAGGAACTTGTCCGCCGCCTCATGGACCTGCTGCAGGGGGAGGATAAGTAGACGCCCGCGAAGTAGCTTGCTTCGCCGAACAGGACCCGCGCCAAATACTCCGAAGGAGGACGTACGATGTGCCGCCTGCTCACGATTCTGATGGTGCTGGGTATCCTTGCTGGGTTTCCGCTGAGCGCTGGCGCCGAACCTGTCGCATTGGACCTCGTCAGTTTTTTCGACACGCCATCGGCCACATACAGCATAGTGTCGGATGGCGACTATGCCTACGCAGTGCGCTATGGGGACGGATGCTCGCCCGGCTTTGAGCCAGGCCTGCTGATCCTCGATATCTCGAATCCGTCGGCACCCGCGCAGGTGGCCTTCGAGCCCACGCCGGGCTGCCCTGGACGGCTCGCCGTTGACGCGACTCATCTCTACGCGCGCCTCCATGATGCGCCCTGCGTGCCAGCAGACGGCGGCGATCTGGCAATTTATGACGTATCAACACCCGCGTCGCCCGGGCTCATTTACCTCGATGATCACGGCGTTGACATGCTGGTCACGGACCCGGAAAGCCCCGGACTGCTCTACGCTACCCGTTATGCCGCCCAGGACCTCCTCATGACGATAGATGTGTCAGATCCCGAGGCGCCGACCGTTCTCGATTCACTGACAATACCAAATGGACTCTACCTCGTGGTTATTGCCTACCCCTACGCCTACTTGGCCGGGCCCGACTACACGCCCGGGCCAGTGGCCCCTGGGAACTCGGTGCTCCAAGTAATCGATGTGTCCGACCCTGCGGCGCTGGAACACCTCTCCACCACGACCTTCGAGGACTTCCGCTCCGCGAGCATCGCCGTCGCGGGCAGTTGGCTCTACGTCCTCGGACAGGACGAGGCACTCTACGTTCTCGACGTATCCGACCCCGCGAACCCGACCCCGGTTTCCTTCTGCGAGACCGCTGGCGGGAGCCTAGGCGTGCAGGTCCACCACGGCTACCTGCAGCTCGGCCATGACTACGCGCTCGTGAGCCTCAACTGCGATGGGCTTTGGGTAGTCGACATCCTCGACGCATACAATCCCGCGGTCGCGGCCTACTATGAGAGCGCGCCCGCCTGGATCGGCAGCACCGCGCTGGTAGATACATATCTCTGCGCAAGCGGCGAGGGCGGCGTGTCCGTCTTGCGTGCCATCCCTCTTTTCGACGACATGCGCTGGGGCGACTGGGGCGTGGCGGCTGTCCACGCCTGCGCGGACGCGGGCATCGTCGCGGGGTACGGTGAACGGACCTATGCACCCTCCATCCCGGTCACCCGCGACCAGATGGCGGTGTACGTCTCCCGGGCTCTGGCGGGCGGCGACGGAAATGTCCCCGCGCCCGGGGGTGATCCGACCTTCTCCGATGTGCCAGAGGGGCGGTGGGGATACCGCCACATCGAATATGCGGTTGCTGCGGGCGTGGTCCAGGGCTACCCGGGTGGCATGTACTTGCCGGAACTGCCGGTGACACGTGACCAGATGGCCGTCTACGTCGCCCGCGCTGTCGTCGATCCGACGGGCGAGGATGGCCTCGCAAGCTACATCCCCCCGGCCGAGGCGAACTTCTCCGACGTGCCAGAGGGCTCCTGGGCATTCAGCCACGTGGAATACTGCGCCGAACATGGGATCGTGCAGGGCTACCTCGACGGGACCTACCAGCCGGGCGCGGTCGTAACGCGCGACCAGATGGCGGTCTACATCGCCAGGGCCTTCGGGTTGCAGTGACGGCCAGTGCCCGTTGGCGACCCGGAGATCAATATCAAGGCGGGCCACGACGGCCTCTGGGCCGAGTTCGAGATCGAGCCGCCTGTCTATGTCAGTTCCGCGGACATGGATTATCACCGCTCGGAGTGTCCACGCCTGGCAGACGATGCGAAGGCCACCAGTAGGTCGAAAGCGGAGGGCTCCGGTTTCAGCCCGTGCTCCGAATGCAAGCCGTGAGGACGGCCGCGAGTCTGTGATTCCCGCCGTCATCTACGCGAGAGTTTCCTCCGAGCTGCAAGCCGTCCAGGGCGGCGGTCTCGAGGACCAAGTCCGGGCCTGCTGTGATCTATGCGAGCGCGAGGGCTGGGAGGTCAGGGCCACCTACCGGGACGAGGGGATCTCCGGGGCTACCGAGAACCGCCCTGCATTTCAGCAGGCCCTGCAAGCTGTTCCGAGCGGCGGTATCCTCGTCGTCGACCGCTATGACCGGCTCAGCCGTGACGCCCGCTATCGGCTCCAGCTCGCCGACGAACTGGCCCGCCGCGGTATTGCGATTGTCTCCCCCCACGGCCGCGTCGATATCGAGAGTGCGGCAGGATTCCTCGTCTACGGCATCGACTCCGTAGTCTCCGAACACTACCGGCGGCTCATCGGCGAACGCACGGCCAGGGCATTCCAGCGCCGGCGCAAGCAGGGCCAGCAGCACGGCGGCACGGCACCCTACGGCTACACCTGGGGACCCGAGGGAGAGCTGATTCCACAAATGGAGCACGCCCGGGTGCTACGGCAGATCTTCGCCTGGGCACAGGAGGGCATTGGAAAATCGGCGATCGCCGGACGATTGAATAAGGCTGGAATCACGCGGCCGGACGGGAAGCAGGGACTGTGGCAGGACGCGACGATCAAAGACATCCTGCTGAATCCTGTCTACCTTGGTTTCGTCTGCCATCGCTTCCGCAAGCAGGTAAGCCAGACTGGCAAGACTGTGTGGCGCCGGCTCCCGGCGGACAAATGGGAAATCTTCGAGGGGAGCCACCAAGCGATCATTGACCGTGACCAGTTTGAGCAGGTACAGTCGATGTTGCGCTCGCGGTCCTGGCGCGTTCCGACCAACTATGGCCACCAGTTTCTGCTGACTGGTCTGCTCCATTGCCCCCATTGCGGCGGCCGAATGCACGGCAGTCACCAGCGAATGGGATCCCGGCGCTATCCCACCTACCGCTGCTCGACCCACATCCACTCCCGCACCTGTCGCTCCACATGTCGTGGGGCCGAGAAGTGGGAACGGGCCTTCATTGACGAACTGGAGGCGATCCTTGCTGGCGAACGGATTCTCGATCAGAGCTGGCACTATGGAAGCGCCCGGCCGAGCAGTGAGATCGAGGAGACGGAAGCCGAACTGGCCGCACTGAGTAGCCGACGCGCGGCGATCTTCGAGGCGCTCGAGACGCGGCAGTGGCCCCTGGAGGTGTTACGGCAGCGGCTGGATCGGATCGAGGGCAGGGAGGTTGAACTCAAGCGGAAGAGGGTGGAGGCGCAGGGCCAGCAGACAAATGGGAAGCCGCCGATACGGCTTCAAGGCTTGCGAGAGGTCCTGATGTCGAGGGATATCCCAGTAGCCCAGAAGCGCGCAGCATTGGCGGAAGTGGTCGAGCGCATAGACTGGAGGGAAGACGGCGGACTGGAGATCACGTTCCACGCGTTACGTCCAAACGCGAGAAGATGACCTCCTTTCCTTCAATTCACGTAAGCTCAGAGCAAACCCCACAGTGGGATTCTACCACATTGGCAGATGGAACGCAACATGAATCGGCGCTATCCTTCGCCCGCTGCATCCAATTCGTCGAGCACCTTCCTGCACCTCCGGTCTGGCCCGTTCTGTCCGCGCTCCCACCGGGAGACGGAGACACCGGATGTAACGCCGACCGCGTCGGCGAACTCCTCCTGCGACATGCCGAGGCGCTGGCGCAGTGCGCGGATGCGCTCGGGATTCCAGCGTTTCTCTCTCATTGTGGATTCTCCTCTAGCATCTGTCTCCCGCCCCAAACCTCACCCCACCACGGGAATCAGTGATCATCATGGTTTGTTACATCATCGAGCCACCGGCGCAAGGTCTGGACATCGCTGGCGGGATAAGTACGTGTACTGGCTGGCTTAGGGGTATCCGATGCTCGCTCTATCCATGCTGCCGCTCGCGCACTCGCTTCGCACAGACTCTCGTATGCCTCGCTTGGGGTAAACCCCACGCCACTGATCGTGGTGTCCTGATCCTGGACAGGCGCCTCTGTCTTTGCGCGGACGAAGTGCATGAGCGAACTGCCGTTTCGGCCCGGCATCCATCCCCAAGGGCCACGGCCTTCTTCGATGATTTGGTACTCGCCCCACTGCGCTATTCGCTCCGCACATTCCTTGCGTGTCATCTTCCTCGCTCCTCCCGGGATCTCGCCCATTCGTCAGATTCTCCGCGCCCCTGACACCTGGAGGTCGTCTGGCATTCTCTCCCAGCGGTGGGCCACCATATTCCACTGCTCGAAATGGCAGTTAGAATCGCAGCCTAGTACCGGTCTCGGCCTCCTGCCATGCCTCACCTGCGTATCCTCCCCGCAGGACCGGCATTCGTAGCAATCATAGCCATCTACCGTCGCCCACATCGCCCAGTCGTGTTCGCCATCTACTCTGCGAATGCCACCCCTCTCTTCCGTCTTCACGGCATTCCTCCTCCGGGCTCTCGCCCTGTGTTATATGACTTCGCGCCAGTCCGTCCCGGTCCACGGGTCTATGCTCACGTCCGCTGGGCCGTATCGCTCATCGCCTGCCATGCCGCGCCCCTTGTAGCCGCCCCACTCGGGCTGCCGGTGGTCGCTTACCCGAATCGTCCGTCCGTCGTCGAGGTTGAAGTACACACTCTCGCCGGGGGCTGGCCGACGATCCGGGCTGCGACGGTAGTTGATGCCTGCCTTGCGGAGGCGATTCTCGACCCAACGCGCAACCCGTCCAGTGCCTGGCCAGCTTCCCTTACGCTCCAGATACTCAGCCCAACGTTCCTCCTCTGCGGCCTGCCTCGCCCTCACCGCCAGCCTCTCGGCCTCGCGCTCAGCCTCATATGCCTCTCGCTGCGCAGGGGTCAAGTTTGCTTCCCACTCGGCCACCGCCTTCTTCCAGCACCGGTGTGCCAACCGCTTACGCTCGATGGTATTGAGCGCCGGGTACTCCTCTTTGCGGATTGGCCTCCATTCCGGCTTTCGCGGGTACATCGCCTCTCCTCTCCTTAGCCTCACCTATAGTATACCACGTCCTAGCATGTTGTCAATAGGCCCGGGGAAGAAAGTTTGGGGTGTTTTGGGCCAAAAAAGAGACCCCCGGCCGACCGGCCAGGGGCCTCCAGGACTCCAGAGAAGAGCCGAAACTGGCATCTCTATTCAACCGAGGGCGGTGCCCGTTCCCAGGAGCCCCCAGCCAGGGCGCGCAGTGTCTGGTGCCCGCCGACTGCAAGGACACTGGCCACAAATCCAGCGAGGAACGCATCGGCCATCACGTCGGCGCCCCAGCCGCGCTCCCGCCAGAATGCCATCTGCGCGAACAACTGGCCTCCCAACAGGGCCACCAAGAGCGTCACCCGCCCTTTGGCGCCGAGGCGCTTTGCGAACTGGATAACGCCTGTTGCGAGGAGTAGGGCGAGCGTCGGGGGCCATTTCAGCGCCGCCCAGGTCAGGTTCGCTAGGTCCGTGATGTCTCCCACGTCATCCTCCTCACTCGAATGTGTAGACTCGCCCTGCGTGTTCGTGCGGCACTACGGCCACGGAGTGCCAGAGATCCGAGGCGAAGAACTCCCGGCCCTGTTGCCGCGCGGCCATGAGCGCGGGCGGAATGGTCTGTCTGGGCCTCATCATGTCCGCGCCGAGCCGCACTGGCAGCAGGATGATGGGCACCTTCTCCGCCGAGTACCGCAGCATCTGCTGTATGTGATCATAGACGAGTGTGTCCAGCAGGGCATCGGCATACTCGAACAGGTCCATCTTCCGCGCCCGGACGTAGGGCGAGTCGTCTCCGCGGTTGCAGGCGACGACGGCGAGCACCACGTCGAGCTCGGGCTCGAGGTCCAGCAGGTCGCTGACCGGTATCGGGCGCGAGACGCCGCCGTCCACGGCCTTGCACTCGCGGCCGTTGATCGTCATCGTCACTGGCTTGTACGCGCCGGGGATCGCCGTCGTCGCGCGGATCGCCGGAAGGAGCGGGCCCGAGGTCAGCGTCACCGTCCGCCGGAGATTCGGGACCGCGACCGGGACCGCGAACGGGTGTGCCAGCGCCTCGAAGGTATGGACCGGCAACGTCGCCTGAAGCCATCTCTCCATAGCGTGCCCGTCATCGACCCCGACCTCTCCGAGCGTCGCTCCCGCTTGCCGACGTATCGCGCTGAGCCAAGCGATTCGCGCGACGCTCCACCAGTTCGGGCGCCAATAGTCGCTCAACTCGACATCCCTGGCAATTGCGCTCACCTCTGCGGGCTCTAGTCCAGTAGCTAGCAACGCGCACCACGGCGCGCCGCCGCTGGCAGCGGAGAACGCGGCTACGTCACTCCAGATGCCCGCCTCCTCTGCAGCCTCCGCTATCCCGGCTGCCGCCACCAGCTTGAGCCCGCCAGCGCTCGCGCAGAACCCGATCCGCATGTCAGAACTGCCATTTCTGGGTGAGCATCACGCTCCTGTCCGCCACTCCAGCCCGCGTCGGTGCCAGCCCGAGCGAAAGCGTTGTCTCCGCTTCACCGCCGCCCCAGGCCGCTCCGCCGCTGAATCCCCATGCCAAGTGATTCTCGTCGATCTGTCCGTCAACCAGTCCGCCGCCGATCGCCACGAACCCGTCGCCCACGCCCGCGCGCAGGCCCAGACCAGCTTTCCAGTCCGCTTCCCGGTCCCACAGGATGGTCGGATCCCAAATGTAGTCCAGGGAAACCTTCAGGCGTTTGCCGAACACTTTGGGTTCCGCCTTGGCCCAGTCGCCGACCGGCGTATGTGCCAGCGCCATCGTGCGCCGGTCCTGGTCGCCGACGACGCGCCACGCGGCGACGGCCTCGGTGTTCTCGATGCGCTGGGCGATACCCATGACGAGGTCCGCCGCGAAGTCTGGAACGTCCGCGGCCATCGCTGGCCCGCCCGCCGCTAGCGCGATTGCTCCGACCACAACTGCTACGATCAGTCTCTTCATCTCTCTGTCTCCTCCTATTTCTCGCCGGTCTCCACGTTCCCCGGCGCTGTTGCGCTTTCAATGTCGATCTCTTCGTAGGTTCCGAGGAAGATACTCCTCGCGCACGGGTACTGCTCGCCCTCGATTCCTATGACGAGGAAATCCCCGGCATTGCCCTTCATCGTCCCCTCGAGGGTCTGAACCGAGAACGGCTCTGTCATCTCCTTCGCGTGGATGATCTGCGGGCGTTTGCGGTAGTGCTTGAACCCCATGTCTACTCCTCTCGTATGCTCACCATCAAACCGCGGTCGTGCATCGCCGAGAGCAGCTCCCGCGCTTGGCGGCTCGTCTGCTCCGCGTCCCGCAGCGTATTGCTGGCCCGCGTCCCCACGCGCACCATGTGGTCTACCAACCCCAGCCCGGCCTTCACAAGCCGGCGCCACTCCTCGGGCACATCCTCGGCCACCTCCTGCAACTGCTGTACCAGCTCCGTCGCCTCGCCCATGAACACGCCAGCCGCGTCAAGTTGATTCGTCAGTTCCGCCAGGGCCTCGCCGGTCTGCGGGATCACCGCCCCAGTCGCCTGCTCGATAATGCCCACGAGTTTTTTGGTGCCGAGAATGTCCATGCTCACCGCCTGCCTCGCCGCGTATAGATATAGACCTTCCCGTTCTCCCCCTGCTCCGGGTGATAGCTGATACTCCCGCCCAGCGCCTCCACCACGGAGCGCAGCGGCCCCTCTGCCGTCCCGCCCCGGATGCTGCCCTGCCGGGACACCACCTCGTCGTTCACGAGAACCATGAGCCCGAACCGCTCCGCCTCCGTCCACCGCGGGTGCATCGCCCGCTCGTTCACCACCTCGAAGTGCATCGGGTCCGGCGTTCGCCATCGCCCCCCCCACTCCCAGCCGTGTTTCTCGAACAGCCCGACCAGCCGCGCGTCCTGCTGCGCGTCGCTGTCATACGGGCAGAGCGCGGCGTTCAGGTCTATAGCGATTCCCCACGTGTGGCGCGACAGGGTGCGGCGCGGGTTCCAACCCTTGTGCCGCGGCACCCAACAGCCATCGTAGGTTTCGATGGTGTGGGTGAGCCCGCGCTCGGCAACCTCCTGCAGGACCTCCGTCAGGCTGTCCGCGACGAGTGCATGGCAGGGTATCTCCCGGACGCGGTCGCCGGCCTGCGTCTCCATCGGAAACGGCGGCTCAATACGCGCGATGTTGTGGACGACCCAGTCGGCTGGCACTATCACCCGGCCGTGCTCCTCGGGATCGTCGCGCGACACGAAGTCGCCGAAGTTCTGCTTCACCCAGGCCGTCGTCCGGGCCATCACACCCTCCCGGCAATCGCAGCGATCGCCGTCGCCAACGCTGCCAGGGCGATCGCTATCGTCACCCAGAACTTGCGCGCGTCCAACGCTCCATTGGCGGGCCTCTTCTCCAGGGCCTCGATCCGCCGCTCGTTGTCGGGACACCGCTCTTCGAGCCTAGCGCTCAGGCGCGCGAATGCCAGCGTCTGCTCCCCCAGGGCATTCTCCACGCTGCCAAGCCTATCCAGAACCTCGTCTATGCGGTCACTCATTCGCGGTTCCCTCAGTCCACGGCTTTTTCAGCGCCATCCACATACTCGAGGAGCCGCGCCACGATCACATCCGGCCACCGAGCCCCATTGCCCTTGACGGCAGCCTCCAGCAGCTTTGCCTCCGCGTCCTCCAGCTCCAGCGGCTCGGTCGCGTCGCGGACCTTGAGAGCCAGCGCGAGGGTCGCGGTGGGCTCCTTCGAGCTGTGCGTCTCCAGTTCGCGCAGAAGGGCAGCGCGCAGACTCAGCACATCGAGCCGGTACAGTTCCGCCCCGCACTGCGGGCAGTTGGCTGGCGCGAGCTCTGGCAACCGCCGCGGCAGCGCCTCGCCCTCCAGCGTTTTCAGACCGTCATCCAGTCCGTTCGGAAACGTCTTCATGGTGTTGACTCCTCCTCATATTCGCTCGGGTCCGGCTCCCAGTTCACAAGGTCCTCGGGCAGCTCGGGTGCCTGCTCGACGGCCAGCCTCAGTTCCTGATAGAGTGCCAGCGCCGCGCCCTTCTGTTGTGGGCCGTGAGCTTTACCCGCGGATTCTGCAACAGATCGAGCACGGCTGTCGTCTCGTCCAGCAGGGCCTGTCCAGCGGCCTGGCGCTCCCGCACTCGCCCAACCAGCGCTATCAGTTTTTGCTCTGGTGTCGCCATTTCCAGCTCCTATTTTGTGCTATACTGTTTGCTGGAGGTGCGTCATGCGCTTCGCCAAGTGGATAATCCTCGTAGTCACCACCGTAGCGATCGGGGCGTTCCTCTGGACGCGGCCCGCGAAGGCACCCGTGCGACGCCCGCCCCAGTCGGGCCATCCCGACATCTACATCTTCCTGATAGACGCCCTGCGCGCCGACCATGTGGGCTGCTACGGCTACCAGCGCCCCACCACCCCCAACATTGACGCCGTCAATGCCCACACCCCCGCCACCTGGACCCGCCCCGCCGTCGCCTCCATATTCACCGGACTCGCACCGCCGCGCCACGGAGTCACAACCCACCATGATTCCCTGCCGCCCAGGGCGAACACCCTCGCCGAGAGGCTTCGCGGCCAGGGCTATCACACACACATGATTCAGACGAATGGAAACGCCTCGCACCATTTCGGGTTCGACCAGGGATTCGCTGACTATGACTATGGCAAACGCACCGGGACTGCAGAATGGGCGCTCTCCAGGGTAAATCTCACAGCCGACAAGCCCCTCTTCCTCTACGTACACATTATCGAACCCCATGCACCCTACGCTCCAAGTGAAGAGGCACTTCGCCTGTTCGATACCGGGATTGCCGGTTCTTGCGATGGCAGTCTTGAGGCGCTCAGCGGGGTCGGGTATCTCTGGCCCGACATCTCGCAAGAAGACCTGGCGCATCTGCGCGACCTCTACGACGGCGAGGTATGGGACGCAGACCGCGCCTTCGGGAACTTCGTCACGAAACTCAGCGACGCGGCGCGCTACGAGGATTCCCTGATTATCGTCCTTGCCGACCACGGTGAGGCGTTCGGCGAGCACAACACGCTCGGCCACGGAAACATCCTCAACGTCGAGGAGATGCACATACCCCTGATAGTGAGATTCCCCGGCGGTGTACACGCTGGCCGGCAGATACAGACGCCCGTTACCCTGGTTGATCTGCTCCCCACGCTGCTTCTCCAAATCGGGGTAGAGCCGGACGAGGGGCTGTCCGGCTGGGACCTCGGTGCCATTCCCACTGCACGTTGTCCGGGCCGGGCAATCTACGCACATGTTTCGGGCGACGATCCCGAAGTCCGCGAACTCATAGGTGTCATAGACGCCCAGGGCTACAAGCGAGTTCTGGATACCTCGCGGGATCACTGGATTCCCAAGGAAGCACAAGGATTGTGGGACACACGCCAGGACCCCGGGGAGCGCCACCAGATAGAGGATGAGGAGCGCGCCGCCCAGTGTGCGGTAGTTGCCTCCCAATGGGTATCGTCGCAGCGTGCTGTCTCGCTGGAACGCCGTCACGTCACACTTCCCCCCGAGGCCCGCCAGGAACTTCAGGCTCTCGGCTACTTGCAGTAGTTTTGCGGAGCAGGTCCCGCAGCACCTGGCACGTCACCTCGATCTCCTTGAGGCGGATGTCCACCTTCTTCCAGGCGTCGCGGCGCCTGATAATCTCCTCCTGCTCCATCTCACCGCAGAGAGAGAGTTGGCAGCGCGTCCAGTTGCGATAGGTATCCAGGCTTTCGGCCCACAGTTGCCGCCGCTCTTGTGCGAGGCAGTTGAGAATCTCGGGTATGTTCATGGTGCCGGTGTGTTCCCGAAGCCATACCAATACAGCTTGCCACCCGGCTCAAACCAGATATGGCCCTGATCCTCTAACGGGCTTACACTCCGCCGCCCCATGAAGTCTCCCGTGTAGAGAATCCGCCCGTTCGGGATCGTGATTCCGCAGTCGGTCTGTGCCTGCGGCGCAGTGGTGCCGTCAACATAGATGTCCTGCGGTATCGAACCGCGGTCCGTCGTGATCTCCCAGCCGTAGTAACCCACCTCGTCAACATCCTTACACCAGTTGCAGCCAGGGCATTCGTCGGGGTTGTCGAGTCCGGGACAGTTCGTCGCGACACAGGCATCCTTGGGCACCGACCAGCGACAGCATGAATAGCCCCAGGGTTCTGTGTCTGCATTGCAGTCATCCCGGTTGAGGAAGTCCCCACAGTGGTCAACCGTGTTCGTGCCTGTGATCTCACCGTTCTTGCACTCGCTCATGCAACCGCCACTATCTCTCCACGGTTTTCCGAGGAGTTCCAACCCATCTTGAAGACCTGACCGTCGCCGAAGAATATGTACTTGTCGCTGGCAATGAAGACATCGGCAATCTCCTTGCTTGTGCTGCCGAAGTCCAGGCCGCCCGCCGTGGCCGGGTAGAGCGCAGTCGCACTCAAAATCAGCTCCGCCACGCCGCCAATCGCCCACCGCAGGCTCGCCGAGGCGTAGTACATGCCGTAGGCCGTGGCTCCCGAGAAGCTGTACGTGGGCGCTGCCACAGTCCCGTTGGCTGCCCGAATGAGACCTTCAGCCGTGATGTTAGCGTTGTGTTCGATGGTCAGCGCTAGGCTCGGCGAGGTGCCTGCGTTGGCCGTAGTATAGAACTCCAGGCGCGTACCCTCGTGAGTCGCATCGAAGTTCTCGTTGGCAAGCGCCCTGATATCTGCGGTGTCCTCAAACCCAGCCCCATCATGGCCACCGAACCGAAGCTGTCCAAGGTAGTCTCCGGACACGACGGCGGCGGGAGACGCCAGTGTTCCCCTCGCACGGAGTAGACTCAACGTAGGGCGATGGTAGGAGTATGTGTCGGCATAGTTTGTGAAGAGAAGCTCTTGGTTCCTGTCAGCGTCCTTGATTACGTCAAGCTCGCCGTACACCGTGGCTTGCCCCGGAGCAAGCCGTGCGCACTCGGTCAGCGCCCCGGCATTCGCCACCCGGAAGGACAGCGCCCCCGTGTTGTCCGCCCCATTCCGCACCGCACAGACGCCCCCGAGGGTCTGCGGCCCGCTCGTCGCGTCTTCGACCTGGAACAGCACCCCGGCCCCGAATCCGTCCGCCATTTCGCCGTCGGTCACATGCTTGGCGATCAGTGGATGTACGACGGTGTCGGTAGCCGCGTCGGAGATGATGGCCTTGAGGTGGTGGCCCCAGTCGCCCGTCTCGTACTCCGTCTGCGTCAGGTGGTGGAACTCCCTCGGCACCGTGGATTTGCCGCCCTGGATGCCTGGCAGCGCGTTGTGCTCGGTCAGCGTCCCGCTCGTGCCGAGACCGCCGCCGCGCCCCCTCGCCACGCCCGTCGCAGAACCCCTGCCTCCCTGCCCTGGAATGATGTGCCGCAGCGGGTGCTGGCCGCCGATCTGGCCCATGACGGCCTGCTCGCCCACGCTCGGAGCCGTTACCCCCGGCGCAATCGGGACGGACTTAATCGTGTGCCGCCGCTCATATAGCCGGAACCAGAGCCCCAGATCAGTGTGTACGCTGTACTCGCCCTCCGCATAGGGCGGCCGGTGTTTGCCGCCCGCCGAGGTGTCCTTGTGGCAAATGCCAGCCCCGACCTCCTCTAGCTTGCGGCACCACAGGCCCTGTGTGATCCACTGGTCCTCATCTGGCGGCGTCTCCTGTCCAGGGTCCGCCCCGCCAATGACGAGCCAGTATTGGACGCCCGGCGTCAGTGATATCTCATCGCCCTCTGCAAGCTGTATCAGCCGCAGACACTCGCTATCGTGCGCAATAAAGCCAGCACCGCAGCCACCAAGTATGCCGACGTACACGGTGGGCTTCGGATCGCCCGACCAGATCGAGAACCAGGCTACGCCGGTCCCGGCTGCACCCAGCCCGCCCACGTTCCACTGGTGCAGCAGTAGCTCAACCGCCCCAACCTCGACGGCCCGCCCGACCGTGAAGGCGTAGGCCGCGCTCCGGGGCGCGGTCCCTATGGCATTGCTCACAGGATTGGTTTCGCCTGGTTCGCCTAGCGTCCGCGAGCAATCGTTTTGCGCGGCCACCGCGAGTTCGTCCTCATAGCGGACCACGTCCACCTCGCCAGCGCCGGCCGCGACGACCCTGACCGGTTCCGAATCCTGGACGTGCTCATCCTCGGCCACCGCCCGCGTCCGCACCGCCGCCGCGAACTCCTCGGCCGCGGCGTCCAGCAGCACCCGCGCTATGGTCTGCCTAGCACTCATGCCACCATCCCCGTCAACGAGCAGAGGCCGTTCTGTCGATCATAGGCGAGCGTGACCTCGTGTACCCAAAGATCAAAGGCGTCTCCCCGGGCACGGTTCACCGTCACCACGTCGCCCGGCTCAATCCGCAGGTCGGCCCGCGGCAGCTCGACGCGCGGCTTGCTCACGCTCTTCTGCACAAACGCCAGCTCCATCGCCGCGACCGCCTCCGCGTCCTCGTATCGGCAGGCGCACGGGGCCTGCACGGTCCTGCCCTTCTCGCCGTATGCGGCTATCAGCGAATCGTCCCAGGCCTGCACGTCGATGGTGGGGTGCGCGCTCGAGTGCGGATGGCCCATGACGTCCACCGCGAAATCCACCCGCACATCCCCAGCCGGTAGCCCGCACATCTCGGTACCTGCTCTGATCTGCACGTAGACGACACATTCCATCCGTTCGGCCCCCGCGTTCCAGCCCCCGGAATCGCCGACGATGTGGATGTCCTGTATCTCCCCGCATTCGACAGCCCACCGGATGTTCTCGGTGTCCAGGCCAGTGTAGCCGACCCGGTAGAGTTGCTTCGTCGGCCCTGCAGCGTATATGTAGGCGAGGTACCCTGGGTAGGAGAACCAGTGTCTGCTGTAGTCGCCCCGAAAGAGTCGGTATGGCTCTCCATCGCCCTCCAACCCCTTCGAGTAGAACGCGTACTCGATGGTCGCCCACGGCTCCGGGTCTCCCAGAATCGGACGTTCCTCGCCGGAGGGTCCGCCGCTGACGAATATGCGCGTGGCGTCCGGCGCTCCGCGCCGCGGGTAGCCCAGGGAGGGAATAGCCGCGCTCGGCAGCGCCAGCACCGGGTCCCAGGTAGCGGGCAGCAGGTCGCCGTGCTTGAGCCTGCCGTCGTACCCGAAATAGACCCGCTTCGCGAGAGGCTGCACGCAGGCATTGGCGGCCGCCAGCAAGCTCTCGTTCTCGAATTGGATGTGGTCGAGGAAGAAGGCGAGTGGGCTGAGGTCGAAGTCAGCATCAGCGAACCCCGCGAATCGCTTGAACAACTCCTTGACGACATGATCTGCTTGCGCCGGAGCAGGATCGCCGTACAAGGCACTCGTCATCTTTATCCCCGCGAGGTCCCGTCCCCGATTCCCCACCTGCACCCGCAACGGCCCGTCCGGCACCTGCTCCATCCCCCCGCAACTGAGTACACCCCCAGTGAGTACCGCATACAGGTAGCTCGTGCCATTCACCACCTCTCCAGCCTTGATCTCAATGGTGGCGGTGTTCGGTGCCAGCACCTCCTCCCATGCGCCGCCGGGATCGAATGCGCCGTCCGCGTTGTCCACGACGAGCGTCGCCTTGTCCACCGCACCCCGCAGGGAGCGCGTGAGCGACCAGCCGATGACGCGGTCGGTGATGTCCAGCGGATCCGGCGCGCCGCCCCAATCGCTCACCCGCACTTGATAGATAGACTGGTAACTCGTAGTCGCCAATGCCGCCGTGTAGGCCGCGTCAAGATCGCGCATCATCGCTCCCCAGTCAGCACGAGGTCGAGCCGCGCACCAGTAGCGTAGGCCTCATCGCTCAACGTTAGGGGCGGGAAGTCCCATTGCAGCCCGAACGCGACGGGCACCGCGTCGTAAAGTTGCCCATCATCCAGGTCCGCCTCCAGGCTGAGGCCCCTGGACCCATATGCGCCGACCAGCCCCCGGAGCACGAGGCACTGCCCGCCCTGCCACACCGTCCCGCTCAGTTCCCCGTTGGCGAGCCCCCATGCCCAGGTCCCGTTCAGTTCGTACTTCGCGTGTGCGTTCGGCGCCACCACCTCTCCCGCGCACGAAATCGTGCCCCCCGTGACCGCCGCTCCGTTCAGCACCAGCCATCCTTCCGTCGCCCCGATGGGCCAGGCGCAATCGGCGAAGATGTCTACGTCAGCGAAGGCCGCGCCAATGTCATTCGCGGTCAGTACCCCAAGCAGCCCCACGCGCTCATTCGGCAGGCCGCCATCCGTGTCCCATACCTCTACCCTCAACTCGCCCGCCATCCCCGTCTGCTTGAGCGTAAGCCGGGCCGCGGAAATCGCGGCGAAGCTGCCAGCCTCGACTGGGATCTTGTATGCCAGCATCTCGCCCGCGGTGATCGTATCCGCTACATCATCAGTCGCCGCGTACGTCCGTATCTGCGTTTTCCCCGGCGTGGCGTTGAGATCACTGAACGGCAGGACTACCACTTCGTCGGCGATGTCGCCGCCCAGGACCGCCACTCTGCTCCCGCCGAGCGTCGGCGTCGTCCGCACGCGCGGCCGCCGAACGACTGGCCCCCAACCCTTCCTCGGCCTCTGCTCGAATGTATAGTAACCTAGCCTCATGTCGTCACCCAGTAGCGCGAGAGCGCGCCCTCCAGAGCGCGGCCCAGCGGCCCTACGAGTCGGTCCCCAAGGCGCTCCACACCCACCGCGTCGAGCGCGTCCGCGGAGAGTTCCACTGTCAGGTTCTCGATCATCACTCCGCCAAGGCCTGGACCGGCAGCGGCCCCCGCGAATGCCAGGGCCGGTGATGCTAACGGCGAGACGCTGGCGGCCATAGTCTGTGTCAGAGGAATCACCGCCTCCGGCCCGCTCTCGCCGATCATGGCCATCGTCGGTTGCGTTACTATCCCGCCGTGCTGGAGGAAGGGCAGGCTGAACCCCAAGGACATGGCCGCTTTGAGCATCACCCACTTGGCTATCATCGTAGCTACCATCTCGGCAAAGGCAGTCTTGATCGCGTCCCAGATTCCGCTTAGAAAGCCCGACAGCTTCCCACCTTCCAGCATCACCCTCTTGATCGCGCTCGCGAACGCGTCCTGGATTTTCTCGGCTGTGTGTTGCCAGAGCAAGAGGATCTGGTTCCCGCTGTTGTCCCATGCTGCCTCGAGCAACGCCAACTGCCGTTCGATCTCCGCTCGCTCCTGGACGATGGTTTCTCTGCGTGCCAGGGACGCGCCATCCCATTCTGCCTGAAGCTCAGCGAGGCGGCCGACGAGTGCAGCGCGTACCTGCTCCGTGGTCTCTGGCATGGGAGGAAGTCCCGGCATAACCGGTGACACCACGGGCTCTCGCCGCAATGTCCCGAGCTCCGCCTGCAACCGTATCTGCTCGTCCAGCAGGGCGTTCAACTCTCGTACCGCGTCCTGCCAGGGGAGCGTGTCCTTGTAACCGAGGCTGGCGAGCTCCTCCATCTTCGTGCGCGCCTCGGTGATGGCTTCCGTCAGATCATCGAGCCGCGTATCGAATCCTGCGGCCAGCATCGGGGCATCGCTTGCGGTCCGCTTTATGCTCGTGTCGAGCTTGAACAACTCTTCGTTCGCCCCGACCAGCCGACTTTTCACTTCCGTCGCCCAGTTCCACACAGCCGGGTCTTTGGACTGCTGCGCGAGGCTGCCCCACTTCTCCGCTGCCCTCCTGAGCCACCCCACGTATTCCCTCAGCACCTGTATCCGCTGCTCGTCGTCTGCATCGGCGGCCGCGTAATCCAGCTTGGCCTTCAGCAACGCGCCGTAGGCCTGCACTGCCTCCAGAGCTGTCCGCCCCTCCCCGCCAGCCTCTGCACCGCCGCCGCCCTCTCCCCCGCGGCCGCTAGGTTCCTCCGCGGCACCACCGCTCGCCGCAGTCCGCCGCGCTTTCTCGGCCTTCTCTAGTTCCTCGACGAGGCCTATCCGTCTTCTGAGCTCCGCGCTGGTCTCTGCGAACTCTCGCCTGTAGTCAGCCTCTATTTTGACATCCCCCATCCTCGTGACGTAGCCGAATGAATACTTGTGGGCCGCTTCTTGCTCTGCCTTTAGCTCTGACAATAGCTGCTTCTGGTCTGCTACTGCCTGGCGGGCCGCCACCAAATCCGCGACCGCCGTCAAGCGCTCCAGGTTCGCCTCCACCCTAAGCGCATGGACGTAGTCCTCGTGCGCCTGCCGAGCCTTCTTGACCAGTTCGGTCAGGTTGAACGTGGCCCGCCCCTGCTCGTCATAGGACTTGACAACCTCTGGATAGATGGCGGCCAGGTCCTGTAGGGCGGCATGGTATTTCTTGTGCTCCTCCGTAGCCAAGTGGGCCTTCTTGCCCAGGCGCTCGACGATCTCGTACGCGTCACTAGCCTCCTTGTTGATGGCCCGCTGCTCCGCCGTGATGGGCTTAGCCACGCCAATGTACGCGTCCCATGCCTTCTTCGCCCCCCATATTGCCGCCGCCAACGCGCCGATGGCGATCACGACCAGGGCTATCGGCCCACCCGCGGCTGCCAATGATGCAGCGGATGCCCCTACTGCTCCCAGCCCTCCCGCGCCAGCGATGGTCGCGAGCATCGTCATAACGCTCGGCAAAGCGATCAGAAGCGGACCGAGCGCAAGCATGAGGGCGCCGAACCCAGCCGCCGCGAGCGTGAGCCCTTTCGTCAACTGTGGATGCAGACGCATCTGCGCCTCGATCCAGTTCAGGATCGGTTCGCCCGCGCTCAACAAGTCCCCCAGTACTGGAACCAGGCCGTCACCAATCCGAGTGATCGTGGTCTCTACGCGTCGTCGGAACTGAGCCAGGGCAAACCCGGTCGCGTTGATTCCCTCCGTCTGCTCCGAGAAGGCAGCATCGGCCTCACCCGTGGCCTTGGTCATGCCGCCGAGCTTCTCGACATACACATCGGTCTGCGCACCGGTGAGCGCCAGGACAATAGGGAGGGCTTCCACCTGACTGATATAGTCGATCATCTGGTGGCCGCCCGCCTTCGCCTCCTTTGCGATTAGCTGAAGCGTTCCGATCAGTCCGAGGTCGGCGAGCATGGCCTTGCCCGACGCATAGTCATGCTTCTCGAGCAATACTATCATCTCTTTTTGCGGGTTCATCAGAGCATTTAGGACGCCTCTGAATTGCGTGACGACGAGATTGGCAGTGCCCGTTACCCCCGTACCCGTCGCCATCACCGCGAAGAGTTCTTCCTGGCTGATCCCCATATCGTTGGCCATAGAGATTACTAGGCCCATGCTCGACGCCAGTTCGGGGAAAGTGGTCTGTCCCATGCGAACAGTCGCGAATGCCAGATCGGCGACGTGGCGTAACGCAGCGGCAGACGTGTCACCGTAGCCCTTTGTGACTGCCGACAGCAGATTCAACGCCTCGACGGTCTGCGCCCGTCCCGCAACGCCCGCCCTGGTAACGATGTTCAGCTTCTCCTCGGTGTCGGCCGCATCGCCGAAGGCAGAGATAACCTGATACAGACCCTCGGTCAGGTCGCTCATGGCTTTACCCGTCTCGACGGAAAGCCGCATGATCTCCGTCCGGAATTCTAGGACGCGCTCGGTGGCCCTCGGAATGAGGGTTGCGACATTCGCCATGCCTTCATTCAGGTCCACCGAGAACTTGACGGCGCCAACACTGAATGCGGCGATGCTGGCGCCTACTGCCGTCATCGCCATGCCTACAGCGCGGATCGCTCCGGCGTTCTTCTGGATCGCCGCGTTCGCTTTCGCGAACCCGAGTGACATACTCGCGCCCGTCTTTGCCGCCGCGGCGTCCACCTTGCCGAGGTCCCCGGTGGTCTGCTTAGCGTTCGTGACGATTCGCCCGAAGAGCGTGAATATCTCAGCGCCCACGTTCTCTCCTCTCACGCCTCATCGCCTTGCGCTTTGCCCGCGCCGCTCTCTGCTGACCTCTGCCGAGGACCTCCCGCCTGTGCGTCCTGAAGTATTCCAACGTCCGCTCTGCGCTCTGCATCGCCTCATCCTTGCTCGCAAGCCCCATCCGTTTGGCCTGCTCCCGCGGCCTTTGAGGCCCATCCAGTCCGAGCGCCTTCGCATAGGCCCCGAAGTCTCCGACCTTGTTGCCGCCGACCATCACGGCCGCAAATTGCCAGCCCACGAAGGCCGCCCTCCTCAGCTTGTCCCGTTCCTCGTCATCCCGCGCCTCTGCCAACGCATCAAGCACCTCGTACCACCGGGCCAGCCGGAGCCGCCGCGGGTCCGTCAGGACGTCGTCGGACCACCCGTACCGGTGTTGGACGAGATCGAGGACCCGTCGGAAGGAGAGGTATGCCCCGCTCTTTTCTGGTTCGAGTTGTCTGCGACCCCATCGGCTAAAAAAGCCGTGAAGTCGATACTCGACGCCAGAGCCGCGATTGCCGCTGGCATCGCCGTGAGAGGAAACCGCTTCGGGTCCCGAAGGTCGGTTTCGTTAACGCCGAGGAGTTGCGAGAGGAGCGCGAAGACCTCTGCCTCGCAATAGCCGAGCGCGACCAGCAGGAACTTGCCGATCCCCTCCCCGTTCAACTGTACATTTCCAGCCGCGTCCTCGGCCAGACTTCCGTCATCCGCGGTGACGAGAAGGTCGGACACCTTGAGCTTGCCGCGCTCCGTCGCAATCATCAACATGCGCGCCAGAGGCGCCTGCGCGAGTAGTCCGAGGGGCTGAACCTCATAGTCCTGCCCCGCGATCATCACCCGCTTCGGCTCTTCCAACAACGCTGTCGCTTCCGTCATGTCACACTCTCCCGAGATATGGTTTGCGCGGCCCGGGGCGGGTCCAGCATCAGCTCGGGTCTGCGAGGACCCGCCCCGGTGCCGCTATTGCTCACGACCCAGAAAGATCGCTCGGCAGCCACAATTCCCACGGCTCGTCGTATGGCGAAGCCAGGGATGCGTGGCCGGTCCACTTGGCGGCGATGACCGCCTCATCGTTCGGCCCCAACGGAATCGCCAGCGGCGACTCTGGCAGCGCGTTCGAGATGATCGCGACGAAGGGCAGATCGTTGCCGTGGATCGTCCCGACCAAGGCGAGGTTGTCGAGGTAGTCGCCAGCCTCCACCGGTCCCCCCGTGATGACGGTGTAGTCTGGATCGCTGTCATCCGAATCCGCTCCCGCGATCAGGCGTGCCATGTTGTTCGGGAACAGTTCCAGCGCGTTCGTCTCGATGGTCGCGACGACACGGCTGCGCCGCCGCAGTCCCTTGGTGGGGCCGATGGCCCCGTCCACGGTGATCTCCCGGATCTCCCGCTCCACCGTGAACGTGCTTCCGCCCCGCGTCGCCCCGATGCAGATTCCGGGGTTGTCTGCATCGATGAAGTTGGCATAGATGGCCCCGGCGTCGATGAGAATGCGACTGGGGGTGTCGCCCGAGAGGCCGTTGAGCCCCAGGTCGCCCGGCATCGTCGGCAGGCTTGCCATGTTCGTCTCCTCCGCGGCTCTCTCGCCGCTATTGATCTCGGGCAGTGCCCGGAACGTCCTGGCCCCAAAAGCAAAGGCCCTGACTCCCCCTACCGGTAGGAATCAGGGCCTCTGTCCCTTCGGACAACCGCCCGTCGGCGGCTGCTTTCAGGGCATCCTATGCGATTGTCAATGCGGTCCTATCAGCGTCCGCGGTTTTGTCCCTGTCCGCGTCCGCCGCCGCCTCCTCGGCCGGGGCCGCCAGCAGGACAGGGTGATGTGTTTCGTCCGCCCCCCTGCCCGCCCGGCACCCCGCGGCCGCCGCCGCGTCCGTCCTGCGGCCTTGCGCGCAGTCGATAGCCTCTTCAATGGAGCGTCCAAGGTGAAGGGCCGCCAACGCATAGTCCATACCTGCTCCTATTGCGAAAAAGTCCAGCACTTCTCGCACGTAGTAGTTGTGGCTGTAGAATGCTTTCTCGCCGAAGACTATAAGGAAGCTGTTTTGCCCCCCCGTGATCTTCGGTTTGTCATACTCGTTCTGCTGGTGCAACCATCCAGCGCATTCATGGAGCCAGCTAAGGACCGCCTCTTCATCTGTCGCTCTCGGTATGTGAGTTGCGGCATAGGTGCGAAGCAGAAAGCCACCTTGACTTTCCCCCACGTTGCCGATGATGAAGCCAGGGCGCACCTCGGCCAGCTTCGCGAACTGGTCCTTCTCCTGTGTTGTCCCGCGGACACGAATGCTGTCTGCCCCGATCACGATCTCCGTGTCTGTTACCTTGATAGCGACGACGCTCATCTTGTTTCCCTATGCTCGCGTCTGCATGTCCGCCACTTCCGCGGTCGGGTACAGACGCATCGTCCAACTTGTAGATCTCCGCCACACCTCCGACTCGGGCTGGCTGAGGTTGAAGTCGCCTGCGAACATCAGCCTCCCCCTGAACTCGTCGCATTCGATCACGCGCCTGTTGAGCAAGGCCTGCACCCGCTTCCTCATCTCGAACAGCCGACTGCTGGATGGATCGCAGTCCCAGAGGTCAAGCCGCAATTCGGCGGTCTGGTAGCCGTCCTCCGTCCCGAGCGGGCGCACCGTCGCGTCCACCGTCATGTAGGGAAACTCGCAGTTCTTTGGGGCCCAGACGTGGTGATAGCGGAGTTCGCCTTCGTCCTCACCCTCATCAGCGAGAATGGTGAGTAGTTCGCTGTCCTCTGCGAGGATCGCCCGTACCTCCTCTATCATCGCCACTACTGTGTCCCTATCGCTCATAGCATCCGTCTCCCGAGAACCCCGTGTACCTCGTCGCGCGTGTGCTCCAGTGCCGGCCGCAGCGAAGGCCGCGGTGCCATCCCCGCGCTCGATCCGTGCGAGTACCCGGGCGGTAGGTCACTCTGTCCAGCGGCCGCACCGCGCCTGCCAGTCCCGAACTCAAGCCACGGCGCTTTCTCCATGTCGGAACCGACCAGGGCCTCCCACTCACCCGTCAACGGGCTTCGCCGAGAAATCGCCTTCACCGAACGCCGCAAGTCCCCCAGCGCCACCGCTGGCGGCTCGCCTGGTGCCGACGCGATGTAGCTCCCCTTCCCGCCCGGGATATTGTACACACGCCCGCTCCTCTGACCGCTCAGGGTATGGAGCCAGTCCCGCTTCACGATGTTGGCGGCGGCGTAGGTGCGCTTCCGCGCCTCCCCGTTGAGCCGCTTCGCCACCTCGTCGAGGAAACTTGTGAGCTTGATATTGCCGCCCGGCCCGAATGCCCTGATCATCGCCACTACCGCTGTACCTCCTGCGCAATCAACACCGTGCATTCATTGTGTCGGTGGTTGTACTCGGGCGGCTCAATTGCCCGGTAGTAGCGGCCGTCGAGCACGAACCGCGTGTTCGCAATGTCGATCTTAAGCTCGCCCCGCAACATCAGCCGTTCCGTTCTCTCCTCGTGCCCGCGCTGCGCGAGCACCATTGCATAGTGCGTCGAGACCGCTGCCCGCCGGCACCAGCGCGTCGCTGATGTCTCCCACTCCGTGGCAACTTGTCCGAATGTCCCGTCAGTGGACGTGCGGGTCTGTATCTCCACGCGACTTCGGTACGCACCAGCCTCCAGCATATCGCCTTATCCCATGCTGCCTATTCGGGTGCGATCACTAGCCCGCTCATGCATCATCTTAAGTCCCAGGCATCTTCCGGTGCGGCGCCCACAACTCTTCCGCCAACGACGGCGCGCCATAGTTGGTGGCACCCCGCCCGCTGACAGCCTCCGTCGCGATTCCGTCCTGCCGCTGGTCGTACATCCAGGCTATCGTCCGCAGGACACCCGTCCGCACCGCCTCCGGAATGTCCGTCTGCGTCCGCCGCGCCCGACACGACAGTGTGCTCACAACCTGGCTCAACGTCACCGGTTCCTTGCGCCCGGTCCGCCAGGTCAAGGAGATCTCGATCCCGTCCTGTGCCGCCAACACGTTCAGAGCGCCGTACATCTGGTCGTTTATGATCTCCGCCAGGTTCTCCGCGGTCTCCATGTCGGTCCCTCCGATGGCGAAGTCCTGTAGCACCACGTCCTGGGTGCGTGAGGCTGGTTCCTCCGCGGCCACCCGGAACGTCATGCCGTCCACGCCAACCGAGTCGCCGACCGCTGCCGAAATGACGAAGATAACGGCGCGCAACACCTCGAATGGATTGTTCAGAAAGCCGTCGGCATGCTGCTTCGCCGCGTCGATCAGCGTCGTGATGAGATCATCATCGGCCTCGTGCTCGACGCGCAGGTAGAGTTTCACCGATGCCAGTTCGGTCAACTCTCCAACGCTCAGATCCAGTCTGTCAACGCACGCGCCCATCAGTTCTCCTTGTCAGCGGCGGCCTGCCGATGATGAGCGATAGCCTCTTCGCGGGTCGGAAAGGACGGTCCGTTGTCGATGCTGTATCCCACCGTCACGCTCTCTTTGATCTCGGTAGGCCCAGGACGTTCCTGTGTCTCCTCTGGCTCGATCACGTCAGGGGCCTCATCGTCCTCCACTACCTCGACCAGCCGTCGGCGCACCAGTTCGTGGGCGCTCGATGCTGAAAGTTCCAGCACATCGCCCCGCTTCGCCCTGCCCGCCAGCCTCCGCAATGCCCGCACTTTCACTGTGCCATCCTCCTCCATGTTAGTTACTGGCGCGTCGCTGGCTCGGGCTCCACTCATCGCCCTTTCCCGCCACTCGTCAGTTATTCTGATGAGTTCACCCTCGAGACGGTCCAACTGCGGTGTCGGCCCAAGTTCCGCTGATCGTTTCAGCGCGGCCGCCGACGCTTCGGCATACGCACGCTCATCATCCAACATCGTGATGGCATCAACCCACTGCTCGGGCTTGTACCGATCACAGAAGGTTCCCGCCTCCCCGAGCGACTCCACCAGCCCCGGCGTCGGATGGGCGATTGTAGGGATGCCGCTTGCTGCCGCTTCTATGCCGATCCTCCCGTAGCTCTCGGTCCACCAGCGCATTCCGGGTGTGCCCAGGTCCTGGCTTGGCATAAGGACGATGCGCGCCCTCTGGTAAAACTCCCGCGGGTCAAGGCAGTGCTCCATGATCTCGGCGTTCGGGGGAACACGCTTCGGCACAGCCTGCGCGCCCCAGCCGCCCTTCACGGCGAGGAACTTGTGGTCCGGCATTCTCCTCGCCAGCTCCCAGAACAGAGCGCCCCCCTTCTCGGCGCAGAAGTTGACCAGGACCATGCGGTCGCCCGTCTTCTCGACCCGATAGTCATCCGGGTAGATCAGGGGATACAGGACCATCGCGTTGTCGTCGCGCCCATTCTTTCGGGCCTCATCCATGACCCACTCGGCGTTGTAGATCGCGAGCTGGACCTGCCTCGGCTTGCACTTGTACAGGGCTAGCTGCCCCTCGTCGTGCACCAGGTGGGCCAGGGGTTTCCTGTAGGCCTTGCACAACGCGAGCGCCTCCGTCGTGGCTTCCCCCTGGGTGATGATGATATCCGCCTCCAAGTACCGCCTTCGCTTGGCCACTGGTAAGGGCGCGGAATAGACATCCTCGATCCCGAACTGGCAACCACCGTGCGAGCGCGTGGGCTCCAAAGAGCCGCGCTGGAGCATCAGCCCAACGCTGTGCCCGCGCCGGCGCAAGGCATCTAGCGTCAGACACATCGTCACCACGCCGCCGCCCCAGCCCCAGCCCAGGTGATACATATGCCCGAGAATCCTCACCCTGACTGCCTCCTCAGAATCGCCATCCCGTATCGAATCTCATAGGTGTACCGTTTCGTCGCCAACAGCTTCTCCCGAATTGCCCGCGCCACGCCCCACTCCTCCGTCGCCGCGTCGTGGAAAGCCATGACGCCGTCAGGGGCAATCCGCGGGCTCCACACGTGGATGTCGCGGCATACCCCCTCGTAGCTGTGGTCCGAATCCACGAAGAGCAGCCCCACCTCGCCGTCCAGTTCACGCGCCGCCTGCTCTGTGTCGACCTGCAACGGGAGAACTTGGCTGCTTAGGCCCAGGGACCCAATGTTGTCGACCCAGGCGATCTTCACCGCGGGGTCAGCATACTGGGGCCACGGTGCCTGCTCCCACAGGTCAACCGAGTAGACCAGGGCCATCCCGCCCACCCGCGCTCCAGCGCCCAGGTAGCAACTTGACTTGCCCTTGTAGGCGCCGATCTCGACGATGATCTGTTCATTGCTGACCGCGCCCGCCAGTTCGGCGAGGATTAGACCCTCTTCGGCCAATATCTCCCCGTGGACCTCGGCAAGTCGTTGCTCCATCTCGGGGGTGAGTCGGCTCACTTCCGTCTCCTGAACCACGCCGAGAACGGCGGGACGAACTCGATCTCGTCCCAGTCGCCACTCGCCATGATCTCCTCCCCGATAACCCGGTCCACGCCGGGCCACGCCGGACTCCTCGCATCGTGCATGAGCAGGATGCCGCCCCGCACGACATGCGGGAGCCACGCCTTCGTATCCGCCAACACGTCCTCGTACTCGTGTCCAGCGTCGATTGCGAGCAACCCGATAGACTGTTCCCAGTCCTTCGCCGCTGCCAGGCTCTCGGAACGTATCAGGGTGACCAAGTGGCCCACACCGAACCGCTCGGCAAAGCCGCGTGCCACCTTCTCGTTCCGCGGGTCATCGTAGGTCGGCCCCTGACCGCTCGGCCGAAGGCCGAACAGGTCGATGCCGTAGACATCGACGCCATGCCCGAAATTGGAGCCGGACGCAAGGCTGCAGATGCCCTGCCCTCGCAACACCCCGATTTCGACGATGACGTTCGGGGGTTCGACCTCCATCGCGTACCGGAGTTTCGATTCGCATTCCGCCCGCGGCCCGCCTCCGATGATCTCCAGAAAATCGAGTGCGTCCTGCACCTCGTCAGTTTCTATCGCTGTCATTGCCGCCTCACAAAATAGGAGTAGCCATCCCATCCGATGGCCGTCGCGTCTGACAACGTCTCGACGACGCGCCCGCCTGCCTTCTCCAGCAGGCCAACAACCTTGCTGCGCTCAATCCCATACATGTCCATGCGGGGGTAGTCGTCCTCATCGACTGCTGTTCCGACCGGACCCCACTGTTCGCTGTCCTTGCCACTGGCCTTCCGCGTGCTCGGGAGCTGGAAACACAGGAGCCCTCCCGGCGAGAGCACACGCAGGAACTCCACTACATAGGGCTCAATCAGCCCTGGTGCCATGTGCTGAAGCGTATTGCGGCTCAGCACGAAGTCGAAGCGCCCGCTCGAACACACGGCAAGTCCGCTGGACAGGTTCACCACGTAGGCGACATGCGGTTCGACCGTGTGGCTCCTGGCTATCCCGATCATCGTCGGAGAGATGTCCACACCCACGACGCTCTCGAACCGCCGCGCCAGCGGCCGCGTCAGCCTCCCCACACCACAGCCAAAGTCGAGCGCCGTGCCGCGGGGAAATGCCATCCCCCGCTTCCCCAACTGCCGCATGAGCCGCGTTATCTCGCGTTCGCCGATAGTGTAGATCGCCTTCAGCGTCCACCGACGCCCCTTGTGGGCCGGGTCGGTCCATACCGCCCACAATGGGTCGCGGTCGGCGAGGCGTTCCCACTTTGCCTGCAGATCGCGCAGGTAGGTTGTCGAGTCGTCTGCGGTCATTCCCTATGGTTTCCCGGGAGCCGGCCGGTGAAAGGATGGAAAGCCCGGCCGGCTCCCATTCCCCCTCACAGGAGGCGGAGCAGTCGCTAGCTCCCAGAACCGGAGAAGGTTCCGAGCACGATCGCCTCCGGGCGGTAGACAGTCAGCGCCAGCCGTTCCTCCGCCAGGATGGCGAGCAGGTTCTTGATGAAGAAGTCGCTGTGCTGGTCGGAGACCCGCACCATGGCTTCCTCGCGGTCCCAGATGGCAGCCGCGAGATTGAAACCACCACAGGCAAAGCTGAGTTCGTCGATGGCCTGCGAGACCACGACGGGCATACCCCAGAGTCGGCGCTGTCCGGTTTCCTGGACACGCGCCCAGATGTACCGCCCGTACTCGTCCTTGAGCAGTTCGATGTCCTCCCAGTCGTTCGGATGCAGAACCACGCCAGATGCCGGGTAGCCGGCAATCTCGGCAAGCGTCACCGCGCGCCGAATCACGTCGGCCTTCGTGTCATCCTCGTCCGCGTCGCCCTGCGCGATGGTCTGGATATCCTCATCGGTGAGCAGGCCCGTGAGATGCGCACCGGTCCCGTCCCCGTTCAGGAGTTCGTCATCCTCTGTCAGTGCCAAGCCGTACACCAGACGGGTGTCGATGTAGGCCTGGAGCTGAGCTGCATCGGCGAGGATCTGCCGAGTGACAGGCAGCCAGTGGGCGATAGTCCGCACCGATACCGACTTGATCTCGAATGTCAGCGCGGACTGCGCCTTCTCCGCGTTCTCGGCCGCCGCTGCCGCCGCGTTGGTGAAGCCGCTCTCACGCACGAACTCCACCGCTCCGACGGAAACCGGGTTCACCGGGAACAAATCGCGAACCCGGGGCTGGAGCTCTGGCGCTACCACGATCCCCGGTACGCGCTGCGCCGGGTACAGGTAGCCGCCCACGTTGCCCAGGGAGGTGCCGGTCAACTCACCAGCCTTGCGGGCACGCGGGAAGAACGACTTGACCTCGACCGCCTCGGACACCTTGCCGGTGTTAACGTTGAAGCCCGTGTAAGCCTCGGACCCCACGAACTGCTCGCCGATGCTCTTCTCTTCCTCGCCCAGCGCCTGCGGGAGCCGCTTTGCCGCGGCCTCCGCCTCGTCCAGTCGCTTGCTGGTAGCGGCCATCTGCTCGACGACCTCGTCCAGCTTGGCGCCCTTCTCTTCCACTAGGCGCCGCTGCTCCTTGAGCTCCTCCTTCGCTTCGGTCAATGCCTCGATGGAGGCACCCGAAGTCTTGAGTTCCTCGACGGCCCCCTCAAGCGTCTCGACGCGCTCCAGCGCGGCCGTCACCTCGCCGACGCTCTTGTCGAAGTGGCCCTTGAGCTCCTCAATGCTCTCACCGATGTTCTTCAGTTCGTCTCCCATCGTTTTCTCTTTCTCCCGCTCACTGGCGGGGTAGTCTGTGGCCCGGCCCCGGCCAAAGAGAAAGCCGATTCCTGCCTGTGCACAGGAACCGGCTTGGTTCTCTCTCGGCTCCGCCGATGATCAGTCGGGGGGCCGGGCCTGTTCTTTCGTTCTCATCCTATGCGGGCTAGCGTAGGGAGCGAGCGAATTCCTCCAGGTCATCCCTGACCCGGACTCCCTGCACGAACCTGGATAGGTCCGCCCCGATCTGCTTGAGCGCAGGACTGAGGGCCTCTCCGCCTCCGTTCGGCGAGGGCGGACCGTCATGGCCCGGCGTCGCGTCCCGGAGAGCCTTGAGGGCGTCAATCAGTTGCGTCAGATAGTCGGGGTTCGACAGGCGGCCACCGGTGATGTCATCGCGCATGGCCGCGAAGCGCCTCACGGCAAGGGCATAATCGTTGCCCTTCACTCCCGTCACTCGTGCGAGTCTGTTCATCCCCCAGGTGACGGGGGAATAATCCATCAGATGCACCTCGATGAGATCGCGGATCCCCGTCTCCTCATCCGTCAAGGCCTTCACGGTGTTGTAGCCGATGCTCATCTCCTTGACCGCACCATCGTGGAGAAGGACGAGCGCATCATTGCCCCTGCTCGTCCTGGAGATGTAGCTACGCGTGAAAAGACCAGACGAGTCCTCCTCGACCACCCGGGGTACACCTATCGGCCAGAACCAGTCATGCTGCCAGCAGAAGCGGATGTCCTCGAACGACTCCGCAAGGGTCTTCTCGAACATCCCGCGGTTCGCCCGGTCCTGGCCCTCGTCGACGTTGCCGAAGATAGAGACGTATGCCTCAACGATCCGGCCTTCCTCATCCACCTTGAACTCACTGGGGTATGACTTGAACTCCATGCCGCCTTCGATGCTGGTGGCCTTGCTCTTCCAGGGTGCTTGCACTGTCTCGTCCTCCCACTCCCGCCGCATCTTCGCGTAGTAGCGGCCGATGTGCGCCTTGACCTTCGACGCGTCCGACTCCGGTATGTCCACGCCGCCGCGGGCCCCCTGTATTGCGGCTGCCGCCGCGAACACACCGCGCGGCACTGCCACCAGCGAGCCCTCGATCACGTCCGCAAACTGGAGCTTGTAGGCCCCGAATGTATCCGCGGCCCCACCATCGAACCAGAAGAAGGCGCGGCGGTACTTGGCGTTCGGCTTCTCATCTGCCTCCGACCACTTGCGCACCCGCTTGTCGGCCGCGGTCTTATCCCAACGCCGGCCGCGGGGTCCCAGCGGCAGATCGCCAAAGGACGTAGCACCCTTGACCGTCACGGTGGCGCGGGCAGAGGCGCTTTCCAGTTCATCTTTCCCAACCATTGGCGTACCGCAGTCGGGACACTCCATCTCCGAGCACGCCACACCCCGCTCGTGCTCGGCTTCTGTCCCACATTCCGGGCAGACACACGTATCGGTCCCGCCGTCCCCCTGCCGCGGGCCGCCAACGCCGCGCCCGTCACCACGTCCCTTATCCATGCTTCTTCTCCTCTGCTGGCACCGACCTGTCGATTCCGCTCAGGTTGTGGCCGATGCCGCAACGCTTCAACACCATCGGGGCGAGGTCTATCTGTGCCGCCTCCTCTGATCGCAGGGAGTATGTGGATTGTTTCAGCGCCAGGACACCGCGCAAGCTCTCAGGCAAATCACTCCCGTGTCCCCGACCCCGTCCGTCTGGTTGCGCCGCTGCCGAGCAATCCAGCCCGTGATCCGAGAACACGATGGTGGCCTCCGGCTCAAGCGCATCGACGACATTCTCGACCGAATCCAGGATCCCAGCGATGATAGCGGCTCGCGCTCCCCCGTCCTGCATTGCCGAATATGCGTAGTGGCAGAGCCGGTCCAAGTCCATGATGCCGAGGAACGCCAGCATAGGCTCATGCCGGCGGACCCCCGCGATGAAGGTGCGTACAAGCCGCTCGCGCCGGTCCGCACATCCCTCAACGTGTTCTTTCGCCGCGGTCTGGAGCAGCTTCTTTCGCACGTCATTCCCTGCCACAGCCAGTTCGTGCTCGTTCGAGAAGTCCAGATCCTCGTAGCTCCACTGCTCCTGCGGCGGCTGCACGAAATGCTGACGGCCAGCAGGGTAGCCGCTGACCAGCACTCCCGCCGTGGGCCCGGGCCGTATCAGGAAGGGCCAGTTAACGATGACCAGCCGCCCGCCCGCAGCCTGCAGCCGTTCCCACAAATAGAGCGGCCGTTGCTTGCCTCTCCGCCCGAACTCGACATAGCTGTTCGGGTTTTCCGTCAGGCCCCACGTAGAAGCGTCCACCCCCGTCCCGAGGGTGTTCCATGCGAGCCAGCTGACCGGCTTCGGCGCGAGTAACGGGGCGACATCGAATCCGCGGTGCCTCAGCGCGCCGGACCATGCCCAGCTATAGCCGTCTATGCCAATCAGCAGAATCATCGTTCGCCCCATGCCAGAATTGCTTCCCAGCGCTGGATCAGGGCCGCCTGCGCGTGTCCCCAGTACGGGTAGCCCCAGAAAGACTCAGGGGACCAGTCGGGCAACCACGCCCCCTCTGGCACCAAATATGCCTCCATGCGCGCAACATGCTCGCAGACGGCCTGCCACTGCCCTGGTGTCTGATCACCCACCTGCCAAGTGTCCCCAGCCCTCATATCCACGGTGAAGCCCCGCCCCGAATGGGGACCGTGACCGAACGAGAACGCGGCCCTCCTGGACATCGCCGCCTCCAGCAGAACATTGCTGTTGATCGCGGCGACTGCCGAGCTCATGCGGAGCAGATCATGGATGCTCTCGTTGGCGGACAGCCACATCCCGCCCTTAGCCTCCACCTCCATCTTGCAGAGCCGCCGTTGCTCCGCGAACTCTGGCTCCCACTCGATTCCCTCAGATGCTGGATGCTGTTTCACGAGTACGGGCCCGGGCCAGGTTAGGCACTTGCAGATGAAGTCGCGCTGGCAAGCGAACTCGGTGTGCTGGTAGACAGCCGCCCCATCTGCTTCGAGCTGCATCGCTACCAACAGCGCCGGGCCTGCCTTGCAGAACTCCTGCACGCGTTCCGATGGCTTACCGCCCTGGTGATGCTTGCTCAGCCGCGCGTCGCGCCATAGATCGATGATCGCCTTGCCCCGCCAGCCCCCAACACGAACATGCCGCAGGCCATCCCATCCGCACGGGCCGGTCACGTAGCCGCCGAGCATATCGAAGATGCGCGTCTGCGGCAGCCACCCATGTTCACAGTGTATGACTGGAATCCCGCGCTCGCGCGCCAGTAGCGTCCACACAGCCTGATCGGCATTCCCACAGTTCCACAGCAGGATAGCTGCCGTTCGCTCCCGGTCCAGATACTCCCCGGCGGCGAACCAGAAGCGGGCCACGACATCCAGGATCTCGTCCTGGTCGGCCCCCGATACCTCGGATCGCCGCATTTCCTTCGGCGCTAGCCGGCGCAGGATGTCGTCTTCAACCTGCTTCCGCGGGCCGCCGCGCCACTCCCCGAGAAATGCCATTTGCACCACATGCTCGGCCGCGATCTCGGGCGGTATCTGCGCCATCCAATCCGCAGGCATGGGCGCTGGCGGTGGCCCCTCGGCGTGCCAGTCTATCGGGATAATGATCCTCACGCGCTCAGCCCCTCCACGATATGCCCGACTGTGCATCGGCACGCGATGACCTCAGCCGCCGGTGCGCCTGCCTCATTTGGATACAGCAACCCGTTGGAAAATGCCTCCTCCATCCCTACGATCTCCCCATTCACCGCAGCGTGCGAATCCCGCACCCGAGAGTCCCCGGAACTGATCCACTCCTTGAGCACGACGGCATCCGTCTCTTTGACGACCTGCCGGGCCCCCTCGTGGTGCCCGAAGTTCACCGCCGCACCCGCCTCCGTCCGGGCGATCATGAAGCTCCGGCTCCGGTCCAACGGCGAGTCCCCTTTGCCTGCCCAGTTCGCGTAGGCCTCGCGGATCCGCCGCGCGATATCCGCCGCGCCCTCATTCTGCGACACCCCCGCGGCCACGGCCTCGGCAATGGCATCCTTCGTCGTTTCTGACATAATGGATATGTGTTCGGCAGTCGTGGTCCGAATGAAGTGGTCCACTTCCGGGTCATCGAAGTTGAACGCCCAGGAACGTTCCTTGCCCTCCCACTCCTTCCGTTCGAGGTCTCCCATATTCGGGGCCGCCTTGGGCAACGCCCGAATGATTCGCCTGCCCTCAAGCGTCCCGAAGTGCTTCACCATAGCCCCATAGACAGTGAGCCAGTAGCCCGTCCACGATGTTGCTGCCAGGTTGATCGCTCCAGTGATCGCGCCCTGGCCACCATCCTCGTACGCGGCCGCGACCTGCTCACCCTCGGCCCCGAATATCTCCGCCACCCCCTCAGCTACCCGCTGCTCCCACCGGGCCCGGTCGTTGTCGAAGGCTTTGTAGTAGGCCGCCTTCTCCTGCTCAGGCATCCCCGCTTTCGTCTCGATCGCCGGGACCGCCCTCTTCCCCACGACACCCGTTCCCATACCTGGCGCCCCGGGCTCCTTGCCCCCCCACGCTAGATCGCCCCCGGGAACCAGGTGGAAGCCTAACTCCATGCGCTGGTTCAGTTCATTGAACGGCACACCCATCTCCCAAGCCTCGCGTGCAGACTTGAGGGCCTCTCTCCAGATCTCTTGCATCGCCGGCACGCCGGACACGTCATATCTAACGCGAATGACCTTCTTCGTCGGATCGCTCAGGCCCTCAGGATTCCAGTACGGAGTGAACTTGAGGTCCAACGCGTCGGCAATGTCATCGAGAAGCGGAATGATCGTATCCTGCCAGAACATACGGCGGCCTGTCGCCATGTTGTTGAACGTTGTCCGCTCCTGCGTGACTAACACGACGGGGACGCCGAACACGTTGCAGATGCTGGCAACGTTGAAGTAGCGGCTCTTCAGAAAATCCATCTCGACCGGGCTGAGAGACATCTGCGTATAGCTAGCATCTGCCCCCAGCACCCAGGGCATATGAGCGTTGGCGGCTCCCGTGTGCTGCTCCCGCACGTGTTCGCGTGCAGTCTCCCATTGCTCGTCGGTCAGCGGATACTTGAATGCGAAGAGTCCATCGGTCACGGCCCGGTTTTGCAGGCTGATCTTGTTCCAGCGCACCGCCTCCACGTCGGTATCCACCGTCTGCATGGCAGCCCGAAGCGGGGCCAGTCCCCAGAACGGATTCGCCGGGTCGATGAATTGGAGGTGACATATCTCAGCCGCGTCCAGCCGGATCTTCTTGCTGCCAAGATGGTATTGATACCCAGCGAGTTCGAGCCCCCGCCCGCTCGGCAGCGGCTTGATCTGATCAGCGGGAAGCGGCACCAATTGGAGCGGAATCCCCTTGCTGTTCCGCTCAATATGCCAGAAGGCGTTCCCGCCGAGGTACAAATGGTGTGCCGTCCGCTCGAACAGATCCTGACGGCTCATCTGCGGATTCGGCTGCGCGAGTAAGTTGCCGAGTGGGTGCGTGTCGTCGCGCTCCCACTCGTCCTCACTCACCCGCTGCTCCACAAACCAGGGAACCGAAGACATGGCAGATGCCAGCTTCCTCACGCACGAGTAGACCCACTCCGAGGCCTTCAGGCCGTTGCGGATCGCGCTCTCCGTGCTCCACTCGGTCCACACGGGTCGGGCGACCTGCTGGGGCGGTATGAGTGCCAGCGACTCCCGTGCCGCCCGCGCCGCGGCCTTGGCGGCCGCGGTACGCTGCGAGGGCGTCAGCGGCGGTGACTTGCCGAGTATCCCCGCCAATCTCTCTCTCAGGCCCACAATCCCTCACCCGTCATCGTCCGCGATCCTCATGCCTCACCTGCTGGCCAAAAGAAAAGCGCCCAGGGATACCATTCCCTGAGCGCGTTAGCGGTCTGCCCGTCGACCCGCCCTAGTCAGAACCCCAAATTGTCTGCCGCTCGGCGCCGCCCTCCGGTCTGCCCAGTCAGGCAGCCACCTCAGCGCGGACCATCACGGCCATTATACCACGCCACGCGGCGATTCTGTCAAGCGACCTGCGCGGGCTTCAGCCCCCGGCCGAACCTGACGCGCCTCGTGATGCCCTCACGGTGCGTCTCGTCAGCGAGGATGGGTTCGCCCCGCTCGACCTGCACAAGAGTCAACTTCGCATCCCCGAGTTGCGTGCACAGGTCGAGAAACTCCGCCTGCGCGCCCGTCACGACGCGCAGCTCCGAACCCGCGGGCAGTTTGACGCCAGCCGCGTCGAGCAGTTCCGCCAATGCCTTCGCCGCCCTCTGCGCCCTGTCAGCTATGATCCGTACCTCCCCCATGCGGCAACTGAATCTGTGATCCATGGATCCACGTAGGCGTCATAGAACCACGTCTGCCAGCGGCTCATCGCGCCTGTGCCTTCGTCGCCACAAAGAACATGTATGCCCCCCTCAAGTCTGCCGCCCTGTCCAGCGGCGAGAATCGACCTGTTGCCGGGTGCTGCCGCTCCAAGCTCAGGACCCCGAACCCTTGTGCTGCCAAGGCATCCTCGACCTCCGCAAGCGTATACTCCCGCGCATGGTACGGGTTGCCCTGGGGCTTGTGTGGCGTCGAGAGCACGAGCAGTCCCTCCGGACGCAGGACCCGAGCGGCATCGGCCAGGAGCGGTGCCGGATCAGTGAAGCGCTCCAGCGTCTCGAGGCAGACGAAGGCGTCCACCGATCCGGGCTCCGGGATGATCGGCCACGGCCTTGCCGTGAGATCAGCCCGTACCCAGAGGATCCGCGAGTGGGCGTAGTGGAGCATGGCATAGCCACATAGCACAGGGTTGCGCTCCAGTGCCCAGACGTTGGCACCCACTATCGCCTCCGCCAGCACGTAGGCGCCATACCCGACGCCAGAACCAGCGTCGATGATCAGGCTCGCTCCATGCGTGCCATCGGATATCCTATCGGCAGCGTGCTCGTAGCGCGCGACGTGCGCGGGGTACCGTCGTCTCACCGCCTCCACCGTCGGGCAGCTCGCCGCAAACCGCGCCGCTACAACTTGCTCCGGCTCCGCCTTGAAGCCACCGCGGCGTTCAATTTCAGCCACCATCCCATCTGGTATCTTTCCTGCCATTGCCCTCTCCTTCACCAAGCCCAGCTTATTCGGCCACGGCTATCCATCCAGCGAAGTTCATCCAACGCCAGAAGCAGTCAACGGTCTGGAATCCCGCCATCCGAAGCAGTTCCTCGTTCCATGCCGCCGTAACCGGAACCAGTACCCCCTCCAGCGACAGACGCTTGCGCTTGATCTGATCTTCCGTGTACCCCTGGCGCCGTTTCATGTCGAGATACTCTGCGACGAAGGCCTTGTCGAGTCGAGCATTGGCACCGAGCACCTTCTCCACAACGATAAAGGCACCACCAGGCACCAGGCAGTCGTGCGCGTCCTGGACGATGCGTTGCCGGTATTCGATTGGGACGAACTGGAGCGTCAGGATCCCCATGACGACGCTCGCCCTCTCTGGAGGAAAGGTCTCCCGCAGATCGAGTTCCCTGATGTCCACAATCCCAGAACTCATATAGCCATTGAACCGTTCCCGCGCGGCAGCCAGCATTGGCTCTGACACGTCGACCCCGACGAATCGACACTGCGCACCGAACTTGTCCACGAACGGCTGCAGCGCTTCTCCCCTGGAACACCCAAGGTCGACGATGCTCGTGCCGGGCTCTACATGCCGACAGCCGAGACGGAAGACTGTCTCGCGCATGACTTCGTACTGAGGTATGCTCCGCCTCAGCATGTCATCGAAGACGGCCGTCACATCGCCGTCGAACGTCCAGTGCTTGCCGGGTAGTACAGAGTCGTGTCCCATTCAAGTTCTCTCCAATCGCTGGTAGGGCATAGCGACGTAGCCGCCCCCAGGTTTGATCTCGTGGAGCAGATCCTCAGTCGGTAGGAGCTTCACCGTCGCCCTGCCATTCTGGTTCTGGTTTCGCGTCTGGCGGCAGTTGCCGCGGGCCGCCCCTCTCCTCTACTGGCCGAGCGCGCTTCCTCATCGCTCTTCCCCCTATCGTTGAGGTCAAGTCCTGGACATAATGCCAGACGGAGATGAGTAGCACAGCAGCGTACAGCAGGAACCCGATAGCGCACAGTACAAAGCCGGCCTTGACCACAAGGAGCAACTCCCCTAGCATCTCTCTACCCATCATCGTTCGGCCTCAATTGCCTCTGGCACTCTGCCTCCTTGAGCAAGGCCTCGAACGTGTCGTCGTCCAGGTGGATGGGCAGTAGCGGCTTACTCGTCACCACGACCTTGCCCTTCTGCAACCTCGCGAGGTCTACCACCGTCCCGCTTGGCAATCCCTTGAGCTCGTCGCTCAATCTGTCAGCGGCAGAACTACGAACTGAGCCGACCCGCATCCAGCCAGCCCGTAACGTCGGAGGGTTGCCCACCCACAGCGACACGTAGACGCGCGGCCCCTCACCAAACTGTCTCACCTCGCCGATTTCAGGCATCCTGCGCCACCCTTCCGTTTCTCGTGTCGTTGGCGCCCGGAGTACTTCGGTCACGCGGCCGTTCCCGAAGCACTGCCTCAGCCATCTCCGCGAAGTGCAATCGGCCATCCGTCACCCCGCCGAACAGCCTCTCCACCGCATTCATCACGGGCAGCGACACAGCGGCGTCCTTGCGTGCTACCTCCCACCCCTTCGCTGTCAGCGGCCGCGTTGCTACGAGGAACCACTGCCCCCCGATCTTCTGATACCGCCAGCCTCGCCACACAATAAACAACCACTGCCAAAGGCGTCGCATATAGGCTCCTCTCAGAACTCGACAGCGCTCTCTACGTTCCCATCTTGCTCGATCACCGACTTGCACGGCACATACGCTGTTCTTCCGCAAAGCCGTTGCGGGAATCTCCAGCATGAAGTCCTCGCTTGGAAGCCGCGCCTCAGTCCATTGCCTCGCGAGACCTGGGCGTCCTGGCATTGCGACCTTCAGCTTGACATGGAGAGCAGAGAATAGGATGCAGGCCGGTTGCTCACCATGTCCGCAGCAACTGGCTTCCGTGCGAAAGCCAGTCCGATTCAGTTCCAGGATCAGCGGGGCCAAACACCTGTCGGCACAAGCCAACCTCTTGAAACCCGGCAGGCGCAGGGCTACAGACGAACGAGGATCGCCCAATGGGACGCATCTATCGCTGTGCTCATTCACGCCGCGCCTCCCATTGCCAATACCGGCTGCTCCAACCAGTGCGCCAACCTCGCCTCGGCTATGCGGACGTACTCCTCTTCCCTCTCGCACCCCAGGAATCGGAACCCCTCCTGCCCCGCCGCTATCAGCGTGGAACCAGAGCCGGCGAACGGGTCAAGAACAACCCCGCCGGGAGGCGTCACCAACCGGCAGAGCCAGCGCATGAGGGCGAGGGGCTTGACGGTGGGGTGGTGGTTCTCCTCACACCCCGCCTCCCTCTCCTTCCTGCTCGCCTTGGCGCAGTAGAAGAAGCGGGAGGGGCCGCCGGTGTCCAGATTCCGTTCAGGGGCCACCTTCCCAGACCATCCGTTGCCATAGATCGTATAGCCACCTGGTTCTATGTTTTGCCGATCAGGGAACCGCCCGCGATGCCGCTCCCCCACAACCTCATCCATCTGCCGCCCCGCCTCCTCGTCCAGCACGAGGTTCGCAGGCCAGCGGCCGGAGGGGTGTGGCGAAGTACGGTACTCCTCACCGCCTGGTGATGCGTTGAAGGTTCGCCCGCTCTGGCAGTCCTTATTGCTAGTCCCCCAAACCCCACTACCCTTCGTTCCTTCCACCCGGCATCCATCCACGTTCACCGCACCCGTCCCCCACCGCAGCACGTTCGCCGCTACAGTCTTCTCCGAGAGCGGCTTGCGGGCGACGCAGATCAGTTCCATCGCTGGCTTGAGGGCGGTCCCCCAGCCGGACCATTGGGCGGCTTCGGGGGTGGCGGGGACGGTGATGGGAAGTTCTGACGGGCCATCGCTTGTAAACGCGACGCCGCGCTGCGCTTTGCGATAGCCAATGACCTCGCGCTCATATTCAAGGAACTTAGCTGGGTGTTCTATGTCCTCAGATACACCGAGCAACTGCTTGAGGATTGCCCAGTCTGCAGGCGTAGGTATCTGTGGCTGACTGTTATCGAGGTAGTGCGATGCCTTATGACTGTTGACATTCCCCAATGCAGCATCTATGTCCCGATACCGTAGCTTGCATTGCTTGACTCGCTCGCGAAGCCAGGCGCGCACCTCATCAAACCGCGCATTCGGTCCGCCCTGTTTGTCTATCGCCTTGCTCACGTCTAGGCTCTTGGGAAATCCTGAGCCGTACACCCACGCTATCGTGTCCCTGATCTCGAAGCCCGCGTCCTCGATGGCGCAGACGAGGCGGTGGTAGGTGCGAGTGCCGCCGAATGCGAGGAGGTGGGCACCAGGCTTGAGGACGCGGTAGACCTCGGCTGCCCACCGGTGGTGCCAAGATTGCATCGCCGAAAGTTGGCGGTGATAGCCCGCACCAGTCATGTCATTCGGCAGGCCTTCATTCTCGGGATTGCGCCGCTTACCTATCGCCTTCCAGTGGTCGTGCGGTTGTGGGCAAGTACACTTCTTAGCACCCCGGAGCCGACCGCCGCACTCAGCGCAGGTAGGATTTGCCGCACCGAATCGGGAGGTAGACGAGAAAGAAACCCATTCAGTTTGCCGTTCACCGATCCCCGGCTTCGAGAACCCGCCCCCAGCGTGCCAACCGAGCTTGTCCCAATCCTTGCCCATGAACTCCAAGCCATAGGGCGGATCGGTGACGCAGGACTCGCAGGAGTCAGCCTCCAGCGTCGGCAGCCACTCTAGGCAGTCGGCGTGTGCTATCACGGGGTCAACCCCACCCGATCCGGAACGGAGGTGCCTCTTCGTCCTGAAGCATCAGGGCCCACAATGCCCAGACCAGAGCGTCTAACCGATCTGGGCTGTGTGCTCCCTCGTAGCCGTTCGCGGTCATGTGCATGAGCTGATACTCAAGATCCTCGAACCTGCCCACATGGTGCACACGGCCTTGCTCGTACAGGGAAGCCACAGGCTCAGCCCGCCGCTCTTTGCCCCGACTTGCATTCACCTTCTTGTACCGCACGTTCCTGTCAACTGTGCGAATATTGACCTCGACGAGATCCCCCCCGTTGTTGGCCTCGCCAACGATGCAGTCCCCTCCGTACCGACCCATCGCATCGACCGCGCGTTGCGCCCACGTATTCGGAGAGAAGACCCCACTGCGGTCGGACAGAACATAGCCGTGTCCGTCCACACCGAGCCCTGCAACTGCAATACCCGTCTCGTCCGACTCCGCATTGCTCGTCACCGCTGGGTCAATGGCCACCACGACTCGCTTCATCTCTGGCGCCGTCGATACGCGCAAATCATCCAGCATCGCCTGTGTCCACATGGCCCCCCGGACCTCTGCCTGCGGGTTCTGCTGATAGACTGCATCCCAGACGTGCCCGCGGGTTCCCGCCTTGATCGCGGCCAACGCTTCACTGCCGATCCGTTCGGGCCACAACGGCGCGCCAACCTCCCGGCCGAGAAGATCGTTCTCTTCCGCCTCTGCTGGCAGCCGCAACACCTCCCAATGCTCACCCCCGTTTGCCTCATCCGCCATAAGCCAACCTGGGAAGTCCCACACGTCATACCGCGTACAAACCACCACAATGGGCCCGTTCGGCACACGTGGACGGAAGATCGGTTGGTACCAATGCTCGAAGAGCTGGCGCGTGTGCTTGCGGTTCCGGGCATCTATCTCTGTCTTGTGCGGGTCGTCGATGATTGCGATCTCTGCACCGTGTCCCGGCAACGGTCCCCCGACACCCGAAGCGTGCAGACGCCCCCGGTGGCCTGCGATCTCCCAATGACTGACGGCATACGATTCCTGCGATACCTTGATGCCGAAGAGCTCTTCGCCCACATCCTCCATGGTGCGGCGAGCATCCCGAGAGAGCGAATGGGCCAGGTCGGCGGTGTGGCACGTCAGAATCATGCGACGGTCTGGATTCCGGCCCATGGCATAGCAGGGGAAGTTCCGGCTCACAATGTCGCTCTTCCCGTGCTGTGAGGGGATGCACACGATCAACCGCAGGATCTCGCCTCGCTCTACGGCTTCGAGGTATTCACACAGGAGCAGATGGACCTTCGAGGGTTGCCAGGCGCCAGCGCTGGAATACGTGATAAAGTCCGCGAGTCCCCGGCGCGCCCCTCGCCGGTTCAACTCGAGTCGGGCCGCTGCTCGGGCCTCCAGTTCAGCGCGGCTTAGCTCCTTCGGCAATCGCTTTGAGTTCGTCATCGCTGTATCCGCTAAGCTCGCGGTGCTCAATGGGACCTCCATCCTTGCCCGTGTGCTCGTAACGGCTAGAGTCCCGCCATCGATCTGGAAGCCTGTTCTTCAGGTAGAAAATCTGCGCAGTTGTGTCCGGGAGAACGGTCTTCGTGACCTTCTCCCGCCGCACCACACGGGGCACGTTCTTCTTGACATCCAGTTCGACGACCTCCCTAGTCTCCTCGTAGGTGTAACCCAGCGCTCGACGGTATAGGGCGCCCTCTACCCGTAGATCCACCTCCTGCTTGCTCTCCTTTAGGGCTTCGGCCAACTCGGGGTGAAGGCGGATTACCTCGTAGAAGTAGGTCGCGGAGTAGCCCAGAGCCTCGGCTATCTGGGCATTGGTGCATCCTTGCCGAGCAAGTTGGCGCGCTATCTCGACCGAACGCTCCCCCTGCCATTTGCTACGGTTCCCCCTCCGCTTCCCCTTAGCCTCGGCTTTCGGCTTCTCCCCATCGCCTGCCGGGGGATTCTCGGCCGCAGTCTGTTCAGCTTTGTCCTCGTCTGCCATAGCGCCTTTCGCTCACTATCCCGGCCTCGCCCAACCAAAAGCCAAGCGCCCAGGGACACTATTCCCTGAGCGCGTCTGCGGTTGTTCCGCTTCGCCCGCCTGGTTATGTCGGCTGGCCTCCCAACTCAACCTCGGCCCTGGGTTTTTCCTTTCAGCCTCGGCATCAACGCTGGTCCGCCATGCTGATTGTCAGTCTGACTATACCATTTTAGGGTACGACGTTGTCAAGGGCGTTGAAAGGGGATGGAGCGGGGCACGGGACTCGAACCCGGGGCCTTCAGTCTGGAAGACTGATGCTCTACCATCTGAGCTATCCCCGCTCAGCCACAGAACCCTACCATGCCACAGGGGTATTGTGTCAAGGTTTCGGCACCGCCAGGTAGCTCTGGGCCCATTGGGCCAGAGCGGATGCCCTGTCGCCACCATCAAGTTCGCCCCGGGCCTGCATCACATCCAGGGCCTTGGCGATCACTGCGGCATCTTTGGGTTTGAGTCGATCCTTCCCGAGGACGCTAGCCAGCGGTACAGGGTGCCCGTGTTTGGGCTCACCCGTCTCTGTATCCCGCCACCCCTCCTCAAGGTCTCCCCGATGCTGCTCGAAGACATCCAGCAGAATCATCAGCGCCGTCGCGCCATTGGTGAGGTCATTTGCCGCCCTCACCTCATCCAGATCATCCAGGAAGCGATCATACTCTGATACCCGGGCCAGAATGGTATGATCAGGTTTCGGCAACGCAGACAGCCCCTTGAGAACATCTTTCAGCCTCTCTATCTCTTCTGGCAGAAAAGCGAAGGTCACCACGAGCAGATCCAGGTTGGCTTCGCTCAGACCGGCCAAGGCCACCTTCTCCATCTCGTCCAGAACCTTCGAGTCCAGGCCGGCATATTGCTTGAGCTCCATTGCCTCGATCTCCTCGTACAGGCTCCGCAGGATGGCCATGTCATCCTCACCCGCCAAGGCATTGTGCGATAGCTGTACAGCAACTTGCTCCTCTCGCGTCAGGTCCGCCTCGGTGTAAAGAACCAGCACCTCTGCCAGGCCGGCTTCCCGCGCCGCCATGACCCGATGATTGCCAGACATCGCTCGAAACGTCCCTTCCGGTGTGCGACAGCAGAAGGGGACTGAGGTCAGGGCGCCATCGCGGCGGATGTTGTCCACGAGGTTGCGGAAGGTCTCGTTCCGCATGAACCGAGCATTCTTCTCGAGTAGCTCGATGCTCCCAACCGGCACTATGGCCAGCTTGAGCCCCTTGGGCAGCCGCTTGTTGATCTCCCCTACGTCATCTTCCCGTGCTTCTCCATCCACCATGACAGAGCTTCCTCCAGTGACCACCGGCCCGCCCCTGCTTGATAGTTCAGGCGCGGCGGATTCTTCTTTCGGCTCAGGAGTTGAAACAGACCCCGATACTTTGAGGATACGGGCCTTTCCGTGAATGCCGTTGTGCCTATTCTGCTCACCCGTCCAGAGAAGTGTTGCTGCAAGTAAATCTGCACCTCTGTGCTCAAGGCGACCGCCAGAATCAGCTTCGCTAGCCGCGGGTAGATCGTGGGGCGCACCGGGAAGTCCGAAAGCATGTAGATTCGGCCGACCTCACGCCGGACGAAGTGGCCGATGAACCCCATAGAGCCGATGATCTTCCCGTTTGCCAGCACCGCCAACGAGGCGGTTGGCTTCACCGGGACTATCCCGGGATTCAGATAAAGACTCCGCAACTCATTGAACTGTGCCGCGCTCAGACCGGCAATAGACAGCCTTGTGTGTTCTGCGATCCGCAACGCTTCATCCGCTATCAGCGTCCCCGCCCCCTCCGTCTTCTGCACCGGGGATGCCAGCCAACGCCGGCCCGACGAGTTCCCGTATACCCACAGTGGCTTGGAACGCGCCGAACTCTGCATGATCGCCACGGCCTCGCCCAGGTCCGGCTGAGGTTCATCTCGAGCGATCAGCCAGTAGGGCCGCTTCACCAACTGCGCCCGCACCAAAGCCATGCGCTGTTCGTCGAAGATCTCATAGCTCGGCTCGTCCCAGTCGAACACGGCCTCCATCGACCTGTAGATGCGCTCATATCCGCCGCGATATGTGGGAGGGAATGTGATGAATCCTGCGTCAACAGGAGCCTGCTCGAGCCAGTCCAAAACATCCCCGGCCCAGAACCGCTTCAAATGCACGGTGCCCGCGGTCAGTTCTATCTTCTGCAACGTTTCAGCGTGCAGCCGCTTCCACTGCGCCTTGTATGCCTGCCGCTGCCTCTGGTAGTAGGGGGCAGTCTTCCCGTAGCCCCCGAGCAGTTGGGTTGAGAGCAGGATAGTGGCAACCGCGGATGCTGGATAGCCCAGCCACGGAGAGAGCCACTCATACTCTGGATCCCGCACCTCAATGCGGAAAGGCTGTCCAGCGAGGTAACTGCCCACGCAGCAGCTATACAGGCTAACATCGTTGCCGCTCAACTCATACCCGAGCGGCGCCAAGGACCGCTCTACCGTGAAGTTCCCCGAACACCCCACGTACACTGAAGGGACAGACCACCCTTTCACCGATGTGACGATGACCGACCGCAGGTCTGCCCCTACCGATCCAATGAACATTTCACCCTCGCGGTTATCCTGCCCAGGGGAGCTCCTGATATGCCGGCACCGCACTCCGCTCGCACCCCCACTCCGGGACCGTGATGCCCAACTCCGTCTCGAGCCACTCCGCTACGAGTCGGCGATGGCACGCAACGCCCCGCTTCTCCCAGCACAGCAATACCACGTCCCCCTTCGGCAGTCTCTTCACGATATCCGATGCTTCCAGCGCCGCCAGCTTCTTCGCCATGTGTTGGTCGTACACCCCTTGATCAGACTGCTTGACCATGTTCGGGTCTGGAGCCAGCGCAATCATTCTGCCGAGTCGCCACCCACGGGGAGGCCACCTGGCGATCGACACCTGTGCAAGCCCTTCAGGAAACCGCCGACACATTCCGAAGTAACTGGTCCAGATGCGCCTAACTTTACGGCTACGCTTCCCTGAATCCACCATCCCCTCCTCGTCCCGACACCAACGATGTTAGCCGGCGCCGTTCTAGTTCCTTCGCCAATGCCTGCTCGACCTGCCCGAACCATTGCTTCAGATTCCGAACCTTCCCCAGGTCCAATTCGACTGCGTTCGTAAGGAGTTTCGCGCTCACCCTCTGCAGTCTCTCGTCCCATGTCGTGGCGAGCAGATCCGATACCTTGTCTAGCGCGGCCAGGAACCGCACCCGTGACTTCTGCTCCTCCTCGCTCAGAACCCGGACCGTGAACAGAGCATCTTGGTCCTGTGATCCCCCAACCATGCCAGGATTCCTCATGATCCTTACCAAGTGTCCCACTTCATGCTGCGTCAGCCCATTCCGAACAGCGTGCAGAGCCACCTTCATCTGTTCCTCGGGATCCTCCACCTGCGCGATGAACCACGCTGCCCCCGGCCCCAGAGAACCCGAGATCACCAGCGCCCGCACCCCCTTCCCAAGCGAGCAGAGCTGGAGCTTGTCCCTCACATACTGCACGCTCTTCCCCGTCGTCTCTGCGATGCTTTCCACTGTCATATCATAGGTGCCCCGCATGGTCGCGTACGCATCCGCTTCTTCGATCACGTTGATGTCCTGTCGCTGGACATTCCCGACCACTGCCATCCGGTAGGCTTCTGCGTCCGTCGCCAATACAACGCGGCACGGAACCGTTGCTACCTTTGCCAGCTTCGCCGCTCGGAACCGCCGCTCGCCAGCGATGATCTCGAACCGGTGCCGCTGCCGCGGATGCGGGCGCACCACGAGATTCTGGAGAACCCCCTGCTCCAGGATAGATGCGGCCAGCTTGCCCAAAGACTCCTCATCGAAGTTATGCCGGTGCTGGGTCGCGTTGGCATCGATGTCGCTCGTCGGGATCTGCTGGATACCTACCATGTCCCACCTTCCTCGCTCCAGGTCATCTGGTAGCGGGTCTGTGCCCTGTCCGCCCAGGCGTCCAGCCTGGGAATTGGCACTAGCGGCCTCCCATAAGGACAGTTGATTCGACGCCGGTCTGCCAGGGCTACCCTCATATCGTGGCGGAATCTCCTCACATCCTCGTGGTTCCCGAAGTTGTAAGGGGCTTTGCCGCGCCTAGCCACGGTGCCCTCCTCGATCAACCATCGCCTGGGTGAGGGCCTCTTCCCTGCGGATCCGCCGCACCAGCGGAGGGCTCATGTCTATGTCGGAGCCGCCGCATTCCGGGCAGCCCTCGTCTCCGAACGCCGCCCGCTCAGCAGCCGCCACATTGGGGAAGGGATGTCCGCATTCCTGACAACGCCACCACCAATCCGAGTGTCTCATCTCGCTCCTCACTTCTGGGGTGTGCGGCCCCTTTCTTATGATAGTATCATACCAAACAAGCCGTCTGTTGTCAAGGGTTTTTTACGGGGCTTGTGGTGCAGTTTAGGGGTGTTGGCGGGACGGGGTACTCCAGGGCATCGCGGAAACTGACGGGAATTGACGCGGGTCCAAAAGGTGGGTGCCCCTCCCCGCACGGAAAGGGCACCCGGTTCTCTCGTTGCGGAGGCTAGCGCCCCCGCGAGGAGCGAGAGACTTATGCTTTCGCCGAAGGAGCGCGGCCTACCTCCTCGGGTCCTTGCTCTTCCCGACCCCCAATCGAAACTTCTCCGTCGTCGCAACGCTGAGTTCGTGCTCGCCGATGATAGGTTCACCGTTCTCGATCTTCAGATTGCGCACCGTGGCGAATGGATGCCCAGCGAACCAGTCCAGCAATGCCGCCTGGGCCGGGCTGACCCACCGGAGTTCGCCCGGCCCCAGGTCAATCCCCAGCGCGTCCATGAGATCCCGCAGCTTACGTTCCGCGATCTCTGTCACCGGCTTCGTCGCTCGCGTACTCATCTGGCTGCATTCCCCGTCCTTGCCTGCGCCCTCTCCCTCGCCCACCGGCCCTTCTGCCCCTCACTCATTCTCTTCCGTTGCTCCGGGGTGAACTTGTAGGTCCGTTGCTTCTCCACTGGCCTTTCGTCGGCAGGCTCCTCTTCCCCCTTCCGAGGATGGTGCAGCCCGATTGTCGCGCACCTGTTCCAGTGCCGGCGCTGCCTCACGACTTCGTCGGCCACCCGCCCTGCGCGAATCACAGTTACCCGCTGCGCCAGGTCCTCGATCTCTGCGCTGGCATCGCCCACGATCTCGAGCAGTTCCTCCTGCCGCCGCAGCAGCGCGGGAACCGCGTACCTGGCACGCTTGAACGCCTCTTTCTTCTGCCCGAGCCGCCTGAGCAGGCTCTCCACCTGCTTGCGGGACATCTGCTCTATGTCAATTCTCTGGTCCAGTTCCGGCCACTTGTCCTCGACTGCCTCTGCCGTTGCCATGATCGCTGGTGCCTCCTTCGTGCTGTGGTCCGTCAACTCAAGCATCCCGAGCAAGTAGCGCAGTGCCATCCGCGGCATACACGGCTCCTGGGGAATCGCGCCGCAGTCAGCCGCCACGCTGACGCCGGTCAAGCCGCAGATGTGCTCGTAGCTCGTGGTCTCTTCGATGTAGGGGCAGCGCATGTCACGGGTCTCCGCTCGGATTGCTGTCTCAGTACTCGTCATCTGGTTTCATCTCTCGTCCCGCCTGACCTAAGACTCTCGCGATATCCTCCATGCTCGGCAGCACCGCGTTCAGGGCCCGCATCGCCTTTATCAACGGCTCAGGATCATCATAGGCGCTGACGAGTAAGGTATCGAAGATGTCGCCGCGCCCTAGCCGGAGCCGAGAGCGTGATTGCTCCACATGGCAACGTAAGCGCCACTCCCGCCAGCACTGATGCAACTGTCCCAGCCAATTTCTCATGGTACGCATCTATTCTCGCTCCTCTCAGGGGTCTCCCTCATTCCACCACCACCGCGCAGTCTTCGACGTACAGCCCTGCCCTCACCGGCTCCCCCCACCACTCTGGCGCCGGATGCCGGCGGCTCCACCGCCAGTCTACGAACAGCCCCTCCGCCACCACGAATGCACCGCCTTCCCACGCGACTATGGTCGCCGCAGTCCACTCCCCTACCCGATATCGCGGACTCTCCCCCGAGCTGAGGAACGTCTGTCTCGGGGTGAGCTCCCTGTCGAAGCACTCCAGGTGCCAGCCGTTTTCCTTGGGGACGAAGGCCAGAAAGGCCGTCGGTGTCCCGATGATGAGCCACGCGACCTCCCAGGGGTTCGGCTGCTCCCGCCGCTGAGAAGATACCCGCCACCGCGCCGTCACCGCCTGTGGGAACCGGGGCTGCTCCTCGATCCAGTAGAAGGCCGAGCGTGTGTCCCCGTCCCACCGCAGAGGCAGACTCGCTATCGCCTTCGGCCGCGCATCTACAAACCCGATACCCACCACGAGCGTGATTCCGAGCAGTCCGCAGGCAAGGGCGAATCCTCGTGTCATCACGCCTCAATCCCTAGTCTCTGCTGCGCCGTCGCCCGCCGGATTCGCTCCTCGCCAAGGGTCACATAATCTGGATTCAGCTCGCACCCCGCCCAGCGCCGGCCGAACTTGTGCGCGGCGAGAGCTACGGTCCCGCTACCCATGAAGGGGTCTATCACGAGGCCCGGCTCGGCACCACGGCCGCCGCAGTCGCAGGTGGGGAGGAAGCCGAGAGTGCGCGTGTGGGCTGGTCTTACCATTGTGCCAGAGCTGGCGGTTCTATTGCCTGCCCGCTCGCCCCAATCGGTCCGCTTGATAACCATGCTTTCCCGCTCCACCTCCCTCACCCACGGAGTCCCGCACTCAGCGCAGACCTTATGCGGACAGCCAGCCTGAATCATGGGGGCGACTAACCGTTCGGGGAAGGTCGCGAAGTGTGAGAGCCAGGAGTCAGACGCGCCACACCCAGCGCAGACACGCTTGCCCGTTGCCTTTGGTGGAACGCCATTGGACCCCTCTAGCTCCTTCCCCACGAAGAATGCCTGGATTTCGAAGTCTGTCAGTGGCAGCCGCCTGAACTCCGAGGGCGAGTACACCCGCTTGCAGGCAGAACACATCTCCCACGCCATCGGCTGCGGGCTTATCGTCCACACGTTGCGGAGGTTGCGGCCGGCACCATGGAATGAATGGTCGTTTCCTTGAGTTGCTTGTGTACCTTTGCCGTCCCTATTCGCATTCGGGCCGAATGCGTGTGCCGACTTATCACCCAGCGTCGCGTGCGCCTCCCTCACCGCATCCCCGTCGTAGAAGTAGGTCGAGTTCTTCGTCAGCAGGTACACCATCTCATACGCGCTCGTCGGTCGGTCACGACACGATTCCGGCATGAGGCTGCCCGAGTAGGTGTCGCAGAAGGAGACGCCCTTGGCCCAGACGATTGCAGAACGCAGATACCAGCCGTCCAGGTACTGCGAGGTCATGGCCCACTTTCGCAGCATGAACTCAGCCATCTCGACCATCTGCCAATCCTGCTTCTCGCGCGCCTCCTTCAGCAGGTCTGCCGCGTCCATGATGGCGCTGCCGGGTACCACCGCGAAACCCTGGAGGCCGAATGCGAGTCGCCAGGGCATTCCGCACAGGTCCTTGGGCTTGAGGCTCTCGACCGCGCCATGTCGCCCCCTGCCATTTCGATTCTGCCGCTGATAGCCGTCGGTGCCGATGGTGTCGCCCGCACCGCCAAAGCGATGGTGTGACTGCGATATGCCGGGGTTCACTTCGTTACTGTGCGGCCCCCCGCTCCCCGCATACGAGTCCCCGATATTCAGCCAGAGCGTGCCGTCCTCCCGCAACACGCGCCGCAGATCACGGAACACCTCGACCATGTGCTCGATGTACAACTCCGGCGTGGGTTCGAGGCCGAGCTGACCATCCATGCCATAATCCCTGAGCGACCAGTACGGCGGCGAGGTTATCGCACAGTGAACGGACTCGTCGGGCAGACCCGCAAGCCACTCTCGCACGTCGCCCTGGTAGATTCGGTCAACCGCCAACTGTGCCACTACTGCCCCTCCCCTTCCTCGCCCAAGCCCGGAGTTCCTGAGCGGCCAGCGCCCTCCTCCTTCACCACACCCACCGCATCATCTTCCCCTTTCGCCTCCTTCACCGCCGCGTCATGTACCCGCAGGGCCTGACAGCAGGTACAACTACAGTATTGACCGTGGAGCTTCCCTCTTGCCCCCGGTCCCCCCCAAGCACCCGCGCTCAGATACCGCTGTGAGAGGCGCAAGGGAAGGGCTAGACCCTCAGCATCCCGCCGCCACTTGTCCCGCTCCGCCTCCGCAGCCCCCTTTGCGGCGCACTGGTAGCGCCAGCACCTGTCAGGCGGCCAGTCCTCACACCGTGCCCCATTCTGCAGAGCGCAGAGTATTGGCCGTGTCCCGTACTCGCCCTTTATTTGCGTACCATACCGACACTTACTCATCGCTCTCATCCTCCGGCCGTGCGGCATCGCGTGGCTTCAGTACCACGACGACCACCTGAGAACCCTCGCTGTCGTATCCGAGGGTCCCCCTGATAACATCCACGAGCAGGTCGCCAAGTGGCTCTGGTTGGCCTGCGCGGTCGGGCGACCGTCGCTTATTCCAACGACCACCCTCGCCATAGAATTCCGTGCCGGCTCGCCGGTTGCCCCACCCAAGGACGCCCCAGAACACGGACTCGCCCCCCTCGATCTTACCATGCAGGGCGGCCATGATCTCTCTAGTCCGGCGGTTCGGCTCATGCAGCGGGTAGCCCGAGTCCTTTACTTCCTCACGATAGTCACGACTTGGCATCGCTCTCTCCCTTGGGCAGCCCCGCCAGGGCGTCGGCGCAGCTTCGATTAATTCTCAGAACCCTATCTATGGCTACCTTGGCTATGTCTTCCGCACTGAATACCCTCTCCATTGCGCTTGTGACGCTGTAGGTCAACATCACCGCCTCCACCAACGCGGGGACCGGGCAGGAGGCGCAGTGAATTGGCGCAACCCACATACCTGGGCCCACCCCACAGTATCGAAGTTCATGCTTTGTCGGTTCGCTCCCGAACACACACGGCCGCCACTCTGTCTTCTCAGCCATGTTTCTCCTCTCCCTTCGGCAGCATCGCGAAGGCTGCCTTGAGTAACGCTCGCACAGGATCGCCAATGCCATCACCGTCCAGCCCGCGCCACTCATCTGCCGCCTTCACCGCCTCGACGAACGCGGCCACCGTCTCCTGCGGCAATATGAAGTCCTCGCCGTGGACACGGCAGCCCCTTGCGGGATGATCCCGCCCCGCGCCCTTGACATAGCCTTCCACCAGTTTCTTCCGGCACCAACATGTCTTAATCATCCTCAACCTCCCTCGGCAGGACTGACATACCGATTGCCAGCCCAATCCCGTCCAGAGCGCCATCCCGGATTCGGTGAACCATCCGGCATTCGGAAACGCACCTCAGCAAAGCGGTGCCAGTCGTGCCAATGGAACGCAATGTCCCAGCTATCAGGGTTCCCTGCCCACTCACAGAGGACAGTCCAGAGCCGCGGCAGGTCCTCGGCGTTGCAGTCGATCTGAATCAGCATCTCGTGTTCGCACGAACAGGTGGTATTGAACCCCTCGTTACGGAGATACCTTACCGCCTCACGCACCCACGGCTCTATGTTGTCATACCAGTCAGCCATCCTCAGCCTCCTTCACTTGGTCGCACGCGCATACATCCGCAACGCCCGCCGAATCGCCGCCTCAAGCTCTCGCCTCGTCATGGGTAGGGTCCCGTGATTGCACACACAATCGATCCATTGCAGGGCCTGCTCGGCAACAGCCTCCAGTTCCTCCGCAGCCTCTTTGAGCGTCGGCTTCCTACGTGCCATCGTCAGCCTCCTCGCGCCTCCGCCTACGCGCACCCGCTACCTGGACTAAGCACCAGATACAACATCCACAGCAGAACAATACAAGGCCGATGAAAAATACCTTGGCGACTTCCTCCTCTACGCTCTGCACGCCCCACAACCAAGAGAACGTCTCACCCAAAGTCACTATCACCCTCCACCCTTGAGCGGGATTGGCCTGTCTTCTAGGCTTTCTTCTTCATCCGGTGTCACCGGCATCGTTTCATCCCATCCACGGCAGCGACGCCCGCCGTTCGCCCAGCCACGGCAGCACCGGGCAACCCTTGCGTAGCTCGCCACTACCGTCTTCGTCCGTGGCCATCTGCTTGACCATGACCGGCACGCCCGCAACGTCGCATTGCTGCACGAGCTCCCGAATCCAGGCGTGAGGCGTCGGCCGGCGCTGGGAACCGGACTCGCAGCCGATGATGACGGCATCTATGGCAGGCGGTCCAGACCACAAGTAATCGGCGTATAATCCTTCGCCCTGCCGTAGGTCTACCGCCTCCAGCATCGGCTCTACGCTCAGGAACCTATGCGCGGCAGGCGTGTCGAGCACAATCGGTGCCTTCTCGTCGGCCTCTGCTTGATTCGAGACGGAGACGCCGAGCCAAAGATTGCCCCAGGCATTCGCGTTGCCCGTTGCATCCAGGCCTCCGTAGTGCTGAAAGAACTCGCGCTGCCTTTCTGGTCGCTTTGTCAGCAGTAGATAGGTGTGTTGTGGGGTTCTTCGCACTGTCGTGAGAACATCTGCGATGAAGTCTGTCGGGACCCCTTCGTGGAACAGATCCCCCATGCTCGGCACGAAGACAACCCGTGGCTTCCGCCAGTGTAGGGGCTGGTCGAGCCGGTCCTCGTGGCAGATCACGCGGGAGAAGGGGACGGGTAGTGTGGTGTAGCAGTCCGGTGTGCCCACGTGTTCCGTCCCCCCATGCGACTGCGGGAACCGCCGCGCCATGTCCGCGGCATAGCAGTGCAGGCACCCAGGACTGCACGGGGTACAGCCCGAGACGGGGTTCCAGGTTGATTCCGTCCACTCGATTGTGGTCTTACTCGCCATCGCTCACCTCGCTCAAGTCTAACCTACCGTCGCTCGCCATCTCACTCAGGGAATCCCCGACCCGGCCCGCGGCAACGCAGAGCTGGCGGTTTGCCCCATATGACGAGACCCGGTATCTCCCATCCTCGATCTCCAGCACTATAACGGCCTTCGAGCCGAACCGTTTGCACAGTTCGCGGGCCGCCATGATATGCGGATCGCGCCGCCAGTTCGGGTCAGCCATGTCGCCTCACGCCCTCACCCTCCTCACGAGCTCACACCATGCGCGCGCATGGCCGGCAGCCGCTTCGTCGCTAGCATCGCGGCCGGCCGCGTCCACTTTCTCTGCAATGCCCGCCAATCCGGGCTATAGTCTATGTGCCTGTCCGCAGGCTGGTAGAGCATCGCGAATGGCAACGCGCCAGTGTCCAGTACCATCTGCAAGCGCGCTCCAGCAGCCTCGACACTATCGCGTCCGAATCCGCAGAGCACGAAGCACCTCACCTGCCGCAGGCCCAAGCCTGCCGCCCGCAGTCGCACGATCGCCGACTCAGTGTCCGCCCACTGGGTCTCTGCATCATAGGCAACGAACAAATCCTCAATGGGCAGAGACCGAAGCTCCTCAATGCGAGTATCCGTCAGGCGTTCCGCCTCAATCCCTCCCGCGAACTTCACCCGCCTGCCCTGCGCCACGAGCATCGCGAAGACGGCCTCGATATGCCTATCAGAACATGCCAGCAGGTTGTTGTCCTGCACATCGTAACCGTCACGAATCGGCAGCTCTCGAATGCCGCCCTCTCGCCGCCACGCCAGACACCACGGGCAGCGGTTCGGGCAGCCGCGGGAAGTGATTGTGTAGCCTGGTCGGAGGTAGCGGCCGGGTTCGAACTCCTCGCCAATGTCGTCAAAAGCAGGCCCGCCTATGCGTACCTTCCCAGGATAGTACGCACCCCATGCCCGCTCCAGCCGTTTCGCCTCCGGTATGTCCCAAGTGAAGGTGACGCTTACATGCACTTCATCCGCCTCAGGCCGGAAGAGAGAAGGGTCTCCGACGAAGGCTAGCGCGTCTATTGGGGTTGCCTTCGTTCGGCGCGGGAATACCCGGAGAATCCTCATGCCCTCGCCCTCATCTCCCGCTGCATCTCCTCCCACCGCGGAACCGCCGCGAGGAAGATCGCGCAGGCATCTCTCACATGCTCACCCTTCTCCCCGTCGAGCTCCCGCAGTTCCTCCCGGCTCAGAATCTCCGCGAAGCTGGATCGCAGCACCGCCCACGCTAACGCCGGTGCTTGCCCGTGCTGGCCGGGTACCTGGATCGTCACCTCCGGCGGGTGAGGACAGCTACCCGCCACCATACAAATCCCCCCCCCCATCCAGGACTGCGAGACGCCGACATGGCGCCGCCCTATCACGCTGATCGGCATAGCCACGCGCGTCGCGCCCATCACCGCCTTACAGACTTGCGCTCGGGCCTCGTCTCGTGTCATCTCACTCATCGCTCACCTCTCCGCCGCCCGCGCAGAGTCCCACATCAACTCCGTCTCATCTGCTAGGCACCCAAACTCATCCAACCACTCTTCAGCAACTATCGCCTCGGCTTCCGCGGCATCTGTCGCCGATACCTCGAAGACCTTGTAGCCGCTCACCGGCACCCTGACCACAAAGACGCGTTCCTTGGCCTGTTCCTCTTCGTAGAGTTCACACTCCTTCTCATATCTCCGCAGCGCCAGGAACTGCTTCCGACTGTTGCCGTCTAGCCTGCCGCGCAGAATCTCTGGAATCGGTGGCCGACCGCTCATGTCGCCCCCCTGATTTTCTCCGCCGCATATCGCCAAAGCACAATGTCTACGACGGGTACTGGGTCACCGGTCAGGTTGCTTATACGTTCACAGAACTCTTGCACATCCAAGTATCCGTGTTCAAATGCCATGCCTACTAGATGTCGATCTGGCTTCGCGATGGGGGCGCCGAGGTTCTTAGCGAGATGAAACATCGTTACTTCCCCAATCATGGGAAAGGATAGCAGGCGCCGCGGCATTTTATCTCTGAGCGATATCTTCAGTTGCGCCCAGCCAAGCATGTCAACCATCGCCGCGCCAGCGATGATAGCATCCACCTTTCGGCGATTCCCGAAGACCTCAAGTGCTTTCTGCCGACACTCGGCCGCGTGTTCTGTGATCTGTCGCGCCGAGTCCCACCCACAGAATGCCGCAGAGATAGCGGGGAACTTCCCCCGAATCACCTTCTCCCGGAAGCCAGAACAGAGTATCACCCATGCAAGTTCCCGAAGGAAGTCGCTCTCGGTAATCGCCGCAAAATCCCGCGTCGCCTGCCATTGGGCCTCCCAGCCGTAACCGGCCGCGACGACGCGTTGCTTCGCCTCCAAGTAGAATGCCCGTAGATCAGCACTCACTTCGCCCCCCGAATCCTCGCCACCGCACGGCAGAGGGCGCGCCACAGCCGCCCCCACCAGGACGGTCGTTTATAGAACTCATCGCTTATGACGCATACCCTTGGACCCTTCCCCAGCACCCACTCGGTGTGAGAAACCCACCAGCCGGTTCGCGCCATGCGTTCTGCCAGCGCGTCGAGTCTTTTCTCGGTGTTAATCTCAAGCTCACGCCAGCTCAGCCATGTCATGTCGCTGCCTCCAGTACTGCTTTGATAACGTCACCGTGGCAGGGCTTCGGGGCGCACCAGCACACGAGAGTTAGCTTGCCGTGCTTCTCGTGAAGGGCACGGAGGCGGGCGAGTTCTATCCTCATTCCGGGGATAGCGCCGTCCGTCTTATAGCCAGAGACCGCCAGTTCCAGATCACCCCTATATGCAGCCAGCACCTCATCTCGGGATGCCTTCTCGACCTCTCGGAGATACCGCGCACCGTTCCTGAGTTCTGGTACGAAACAGTGCCGGCCAACGCGGTGCGGATTCGCCAACCGACTCGCCTTCAGTCCCTTGCGTGGAGCCGCCCGCCCCACGTAGACATACCACTCCGGCCACTCGCTCGGAGGTCCAAGGTCGCGGGCGTTGGCTATTTCGATCACTGCTGCGCCTCCAGTTCCTTGAACTTGGCGAGGGCGGCATCCAGCATCTCGCTAGCCTGTTGTGATACCATCCACGGACCGCCATCCTCGAACAGACATATATCGTCCTTGATTTCCTTGAGCGCATCCCCCAACGCCCTGACATCCTTCCAGTCCACCACTCGCTCCGGCGGGTTCTCGGGATTGAGGTGGAGGGCGACGAGGGCGGCGCGGGCTAGCTCTTTCCATCTTCGCTGGGACTGATCTCCAGTCTGATCCCACGCGCTATGCGATTCAGTGACTGTCTGTACATTGCCGGGTTGGGCTTGGGAATTGACTACAAACATCGCCTCCGCCAGCGCATCTACCCTGTCACTCACGCTGCGCCTCCAGTTCCTTGAACCGAGCGAGGGCGGCTATACCCTTTCCAACTGGGCAATCTGTTTTGTGCTTGATGTCATGCCCCTCGCCATTGGCGCTTTGCTGTTCACACCACGGGCAATGCCAATTCCGATTCGAGGCGCTTGAGCAAAGCCAGTCCTTGGGATCGCATAATGCCTTCACCGCCCCCACCAGCGGCTTCACATCCTCCCAGTCCACGGCGTGTGTGGGCGGGTCCTTGAGGCCGAGGGCGTCGAGGGCGGCGCGGGCCTGCTCATAAGCCAAGGACTTTACATCATGTGGTGCGATAGCCCACTCTTCCTCGGATGGCCTATATTCCCCGTAGGGTGCATCGGCAATCGCCTTCGCCAGCCGATCCAGGTTGTCACTCATCGTCAGCCTCCCCCGGCAGGTCGCGGGGCTCGCCGAAGAGTCGCCCGCATGTCTGGCATTCCGCGGTATGATCTACGGCTTGCGAGTCATGGCAGAGAGGACAGAACAACAGACCGTTTGGTGCATCTGGTGGCCGGATGAGATATGGCCGCACCTTCTCCGGCTCCAGCTTGTCGGGGAGGCCGCGGATGGCGTAGGTGCCCTCTGGACCTTCTCCATCGAGGAGGCCAACCACCATCTTCCCTATCACGCCGCAATCCCGAATACGCATTTCCCCAAATGTGTCCACCTCCACCACCCGCTCCCCCTCACGCTCGGTGCGACGCTGATCCGCGAGGCGGCCCATATCGCCGATGTGTTCTCGTAACTGCTTGAGTTCCTCACGCATCTGCGCGAGTTCGGCGCGGGCGGCGACGAGAGTTTCACACGTAGCGAGTAGGCCCAGGGCATCATCCAACGCCCCCTTGAACTTCTCGCTGTCGGAGAGCGCTATCACCGTGATAGGACCCTCCATGTCGTAGACGCCGAGGGCACGTAAAATCTGGAATGCCTGGTTCGTGGTCCCGTCCGCTAGCTTGCCGTCAATGAGCCAACCGCGTTCGGTCTGCCCGGTCCTGCGCTCGATCTTCACGCTCTTCATCTCACGCCTCCAGTAGGAACTCCGCCAGCCTCACCAGCCCGTCGCTCTCCACCGCCAAGCCGTTGCGTTTGAGCTGGCCGAGGTATGTGCTGAACGTCCCGCTCTTCTTCAACCCCGCCGTCTGCCCGAGCTGCTCCCTCGTCATCCCCCGGCCCCGGTCCTCAACTAGGCTATCGAGCATCCGGCGCGCCCCGGCCCTGAAAACCTGCCGCCACTCTTCGAGGGTCTCGCCCGCCGTCATGGGATCTCTGGCAGCATCCCCTACCATCGCCAGCCCGGCATCCGTGATTCGCACCTCATTGCCCTCGCGGCTGATCAACCCGTGTCGCACCAGTTCGCTGAGGTAAGTATCTGAGGTTCCTGACTTCCGCAGCCGCGCCATCGTCCGAAGCTGGCTCACAGTCATCGAGCCCAGGTGGTAGCGGGCCAGCGCCTCGACCATCCGGCGGGCGCCGGCGCGGGGGCGGTAGTCACCGTCAACTGCTGGCACGGATTGGGGAGGATTGGCACTTCGTGGAGCAGGAATGGAGGGGGGCCGTTCCCGTCGCGCTGCCGCAACCGTGCGCTTTTGGACCTCCCACGGCTCAGGCGGCTCGATCTTCGGAGGCTCGGCTGGCAGTTCTCCGACAGCCCTGGAAATCGAGAGCGCATGACTCTGCACAGTCTTCATCGCCTTGGAAAGGCACGCCACCTCCGCCAGGGCCGCCGTGAGCTTCGCCTCCCAGGCGAGATCCCGACGCGTCATGTGCTCGGCCAACTGCTCCTCGGTGATTCCGACCTTTTCAACCGGACGGCGCCGCAACTCGGCCCCGAGTTCCCCCATCCGTGTCCGCAGGCTCACCAGCTCGTTCGCCTCCTCCTCGGCCTCCCGCGGGATGTCCACGAGCCTCGCCAGCATCGCCTTGACCTTCGCAGACGGGGGCGCCGGCCCCGGCAAGGCTTTCCGCCCGCCAGCGATCTGCGGATGCTGGGTCTTCACCCCGCCCACCCGCACGAGGGTGCGCGCCTGCTGCGAAAAGGCGCGGCCCATGCACCAGAAGTCGCCTGGCTTCAGCCGCATGAGTCCTGCCTTCAATTCCCGTTCCGCGGTGCGGCTGTCGGCACCGAGTATCTCCACGCTCCGCCGGCGATCAATATCCTGGAAGGTCGGACCCACCATCACGTTCGTGCATTGCGCCGCGGCCTGCTTATCCAGGTTGCTGACCCGCTGTGTCGCGAGCACTGCACAAAATCCCCGCTTGCGGCCCCGTGTGCAGAGATCAATCACCGCCTCCGCCGACTCGGCCTGCCCTTTCTCGGGGCAGTAGGTGTGGGCCTCGTCGATCGCCACAAGGACAGGATGCCACAGCCGCTTCGGGGCGTTTATCATCGCATCGAGGAACAAGCGGACGAAGCGCTTCCGCTCTGCTGCCTTGAGTTCGTACAGGTCGCATACCGCGCTCACCTTCAGCTCGAGCAGATGCTCTGCCAGCTTCGCCGCGGTCTCTGGTCTGGCAGCAACATCGCCGCCCTTGCCAGCCAGCACGTAGTCAAGTTGCCCCCGCAACGACGGGAACTCGCCCTCGGGATACAGGACGATCTGCTGGACCTGCCCATGCGTCTGCTCTAGGATCCGGCGCAGCGCCCAGGACTTGCCTCCGCCGCTTGTCGCCGTTACCAGCAACCGTGTCGCGACCAAGGTATCCAGGTCGAGATCGAGCGGCCGCTTCGTCTCGGTAATCGTTCCGAGCCTCATGCCCTTTCCTCGATTCTCGACGGCCGATAGCCGCACCGCGGGCAAAACCCAGGGTCATTGCCGCGCGCCGCCATTCGCCAGATGACCTCGAAGCGCGCCGCCATCGTCGGCCGCAACCGTCTGGCACGTTGCACAATGCAACAGGCACCCACGGCTGAAACCTCGATGTGTCCGACTTGCCGCCGCCAATCGCCACCCCGAGGGCCTCGCCACTCCTCGAACTCTCCTGGCCTGAGGAGCCCCTCCGGAGTGACGAGGTAGAACCAGTCACAGTGCTGCATATAGTGAGCGATGTTCCCCGCGTTCGCCTGCCAGTCCGACCGCGCGACCTTCACCTCGGCACCCAGGATTTCGCCCCAATGATTCAGCCCCACGACATCCAGCCGCTTCCCGGAATCGAGGCCGAGTTCAAGCGTCAGCGCCTGGCAAAGTCGGCGCCGCCCAAATACATCGAGGGCGACAGCGCCGCCGACGGCCCGCGCATCCGATAGGTTGATCTCGCTCACTGTCGCCTCCTCCGATAGTCTGCGGCCTCCGTGTCTCCGTCCGCCATCGGCACAACTTGGCACATCCCGTAGAGCCGGCTCACTACTCGGCGGCCGAGGTGTTCCTCGAGTTCCTCCTCGCCAAGGTCCGTTGTCGCAATCAGGGGCCGGCCCGCTATCTCCCGTTCGTCGAAAACGCTGACCAGCTCCTCCGCGTCCCAGCCGCCGCGCCGCCGCGCCACCGCGCCGAGATCGTCCAGCACCAGCAGATCGACAGACCCCATCAAGTGCCGTAGCGAGTCCGCGTCCATTGTTCGCTCGGGGTTAGAGAAGGCCGCCCTCATCCGCCGCAGATAGCCAGCGAACGTGACGAACGCCCCGGTCAACCGGAGGTGTCCATCAAGTACCGCGTTGAGCACCGCCGTCGCGAGGTGCGTCTTGCCAGAGCCATTCCTGCCGACGAACAGAATCCCCCGGTGGGGCAACTCCTCGCAGGCCCCGAATGTACCGGCCGCCCGGAGGGCAGAGGCCGTCCCCGGAACAGGCTCGAATGCCTGCAAGGTCTGCTCGCGCCGCAACCCGTCGAGCCCGGCATGTTCCAGCCGCTCGCGTAGACAGCGGCGCCGCTCGGCCTCCGCCTTCTCGCTACGCCGCCGCCGTTCGTCTCGATCAAGACACGCCGCGCACCTCGTGCCGCGGAGCCAGCGCGGCTGTCGCCCCGGCCACCAGACGGCCTCAACCTCAGCACCGCACTTGCACTGGAGCGGTTCTGGCTTTGGCGCGGCATTCCGGGGCGGCCCGATAATCTCGGCCATGCTAGCCCGGCCTCCAGCCCCGCGCCGCGCCCTGCTTGGGCTTTCCCTGCCGTTTTCGCTCATCTTCATCATCCCATTGCTTCTGTTTTCGGAACCAGTTCCAGAGCTCTGAGCGTGGTCTTGAGCCCGGTTTCAGCGGGTCATCCAGCCGCCGCGTCACCCATGCGGCAACGACGTGCGTCACAAGTTCCCGGCCATACAGCCCCACAGCCCGCTCGAGCAGGCCAATGTCCTCCTGTCGGTCGGGATGATATCCGGGCACCGAGTACAGTTGCTGCAGGATATCTGCCCATTCTGGCGGCAGATCAGCCCCCTCCCCCTGCACCCCCTCCCCTCCCTCCTGGCCTCTTCCTCCTCCTCCCTCTTGAGGGAGGGAGTAACAACTGAGAGACTCGCGAAGCATGCCGGAATATCTCGCGAAGAACTCGCGAGTCTTTAGCGAACACCTCGCGAGCGTTCTTCTCGGCGGAACGGGCTCTCGGCTGAGGCTTGGGTTGCCAATAGTTTGCTCGTCCCCCCACCGAGGGAAGATAGCCCACTTCAGCCCGGATCGCCGGTCTTTCCATGTGAGCCACTGGCCCTCTTTCTCCAGCAGCTCCAGCGCCCGGGCGATCTTCCTGGCTGGAGCCAGATCGAGAACGCGCTTGAAGCCTTCGACGCGTACGACCTCCGCATCTGGCTGGAAAACACCGAAGTCATTTGCGATGATGCCCCAGCATACGTCGTACACCTGCCTCGGTATCAGGTCGCCCATCGCGTGACAACAACGTGCGATAGTAGGGCTGTCAAAGCGCTCCGGATTCGCTAACCGTCTCCTCGCCACTGCTTCCTCCGCTACTTCAATCGTTGCTGCTAACCCTGGCCCGCTACTCGGCCCGTGCGCACTACATCACAAGCTGTAGGATGCGGCCGCCTCGTTCGCGCGGTCCCTCTCGTTTGCGGCCGCGTTCATGTGATTCCAGAACGCCGTGACCTCTGCCCGGAAGTCAAAATTGAGCAGTGGCGGATCAGGCCCTACCGCGATAACGGCCTGCAACCGCTTCGATTGCCGGATCGCGGCCAGGATACATGCGGGGCAGTCGCGGGACACATCGCGCAGATCATTCATTCCCGCGGCCCAGTCATCGCCATGACGTTCCAGCGCCGCGACAAGTTCCTCCATCGGCGCTTGCCGTTGCCCCGCTGCCTCACAGAAGCCGCATACGCGCTTCGGATTCAGCGTACAACCCTTCTCGTGTCTCGCCATGTGGCCGCCATGCCCACCAGACTTCTTGCAGAAATCGCAGTAGTACCGCCAGCGTTGCTTTCTCGTCACAAGCTCATCTCCTCAGAACAGCGCGCTTTCCTCCATGTAAGCCCTCACGAACGCTTCCGCTTGCGGAGCACAGAGGGCGTTTCCGTAGGCGCGCAATCGTCCCACTCTGCCGGCAATCCCATGAGCCAGCGGGAATGTGCCGGGTTCAACTGGGCGGCTTTTCCCGTCCCGGCAGGCGACCCAATCGGCGCGCGACCAGAAGCCAGAGCCGCAATATCCAGAAGCGTCATCCCCGTGTTCCGTCCCCGCAGCCTCTTCTGTCCCGGGCACTCCGGAGCCCGGCGTGTCGCATCGCACGCGCCCGGGGTAGGCCACCCGGCAAGGCCGGCTTGAGCCCGGAGGTTGATCCTCGGATGGTCCTGCCTGAATACCGTCTCGCAGGGGCCCCCCTCCCCGTCGCTCAGTGACGGAGTTCGCCACCCGGCTAGGCAGGCCACTTCGTTCAGCGGCCTCGCGTTCTTCCCGTGCTGGTTGCTCCTGCCGTCCCGGAAGTCCCGCGCCGCCGGACTCGGCCACCCAGTACAACCGCTGCCTGATCTGCGGAGCACCGAAGCCCGCAGCGCAGGTATCAACCGTCCCGACCCTGTAACCCGCTCCCTCCAGGTCAGTCGATACAAGATCGAGCCAGTCGAAAGCATTCGCAACCTGTTCGCCAAGGATAACGCCAGGGCGACACTGCTCGATGAGCCAGAACCAGGCCGGCCATAGGTGCCGCTCGTCAGTAAACCCCGTTCTTTTGCCTGCCTGGGAGAAAGGTTGACATGGGCATGATCCCGTCCAGACGGGGCGGTCATCCGGCCATCCCGCCTCCCTGAGCGCGTGGCTCCAGATTCCGATCCCGGCGAACCAGTGGACTTGTGCGAACCCCTGCACGTCTTCCGGCCGAACGTCTCGGATGTCACGCTCGTCTACCTCTCCTAGTGCTATCAGATCCGCCGCCATGAGATTCCTGAGCCACTGCGCGGCGAACGGCTCGTTCTCGTTGTAGTATATGCTCACTCATTCCCTCGCCCTAGAACAACCGGCCTGCCCGTCTCTCTTCCCTCAACGCCTCTACCATCTGCCGAAGCTCCTCGTCCTCCCCGACCGCCCACTCGACGAACTCGTCGTCCTGCTGCGCAAGCAACTCTGCAATCCTCTCCCTCGTCAATCGGCCCCGCCGCGTCGCGTCTCGCATAATCTCCCGCCAGCGCGGCCAGGGGTCGAAGGTCAAACCCGTCTCGATACGGTTTCCTTGGTCGCTGACTGGCATCATCGCCCGCCCAGACTGTCGGCCCACTCTTCAAGATTGGCCTGTAGGTCCCGCTCTTCTGCCTGTGTCGCCGCGAACTCTGACTTGTCAAGCGTCTCCAGAATGACCGCCTCCACCATCCCGCGCAGCACGTCCGGAGGCAGCGCGTCCAGCTCCACCGCCACATCCCCGTGGCGCGCGACGAAGGCCGGGGTCCTCGTGTCGCTCCGCTTCGCCATCGCTGGCGGAAGGTGGTGCTCCTCGATCTGCGGCAGCGTCAGCGCCACCCATTCACACTCCACGTCGGCCCCATAACGCGCCAGTCGCTCCCGCAGGTCACGCTCCATGTCCTCCCCGCTAGGGTCGAAGTCGCCGAAGTAGCAGACCCGCACCGGCTTGTCTGCCGCCATCCGCGCTAGGTGGCCGGCCCCATCGAACATGAAGGTGGCCGAAGAGTAGCCGCGCCCCGCCATCACCCGTACCGCGTAGGGCTCACATACTCGCCGGACCACCTCCGACAGGGCCTGCTTCTCCAACCATATCTCCAGGTAGGCTGGCTGCCGCTCCCAGACGTCGAGCCGGAAGGCCTGTCTCACCGTCTCCGCGAAGTCGCCAAGCCCCGCCCAGGTGGTCGGCACAATCGGTGCCCGCGTCAGATCCATGATGGAATCCCACGCGATCTGCCCTCCCTCCCTCGCGCGGGCCAGCTTATCCGAGAGCTGGTTGTACTCGGAGCGCGTGTTGTCCAACACCTGCATCGCGACTAGCCGGTAGAAGACCTGCCGGAGCGTGAGGGCGAACTCATATTCGCCCATGATCTCTTGCACCCGGCCTATCACCTCAGCCCAACGCCTTCGCATTCATTCCTCCAAGCCTACGTCTCCCCGAACAGGTCCGGCTGTCCGTCGCTTTCCGGCTGCCTCGCGTTCCCGCTCAAGCAAATGTGGGAGGGTCGGCTCCGGTTTGGCTGCGCACCCTCGCTAACCCCCAATGGCCCACGCGGGTTGGGCTTCGCTGAGGTGTTATCGCAGGCCGACCCTCCTCGCAAGTCCGCTTCTCTCCGCTCGATCTCAGCCGCGGTCCGCTCCTTGTGCGCCTCCAGGTCCGGCGGCTCGTAAGTCACCTCGGCATTGCCTTGGCACATCACAACCTTTGCCCGTCCCCTCTGCCATGCCGCGTGCGGCCGCGGTATCATCTCGCGTGTCACGGTCCACAGTCGGTGATCTGCCCCGGCGGTCCTCTCCTCATAATCGACCTGCATGTACTGCCAGCAGAATCCGTGCCTGAGACCCGCCGCCTTCGCATTGCGAGCAACCGCATTGGCGTTGTCGTAAGCGGCCAGCTCGCCGAGAATGTCCTGCGACCGGCCGCGCACGCCATCCAGCAGCTCGCGCCCGTTCACCCACCCGCCGCGCAGGACGGCCAGGGCAACGTCAACCTTCCCTGGTCGGCCCGCACGGGTTGTGGTGGGGGCGGTGGGCATGGGGCTAGACTATCTCCGGTATGGGCGGGGGGCCATAGGCCGCGACGTCGAGAAAGCCGCACAATCCCTCGAAAGGCTCCCGTTTGCGCTGTGGAGCCCGGATGCGCTCCCCAAGCACGACGTCGGCGCGGGTACCAATCTGCCTCTTGAGGCGGAAGATGCTGCCATCTGGATTCAGCACCGCCAGGGCCAACCGCCGATCCTGGTGTCGCTCCAGCGTTGTGATGCTGCCGCCGCCCTTCAGTGACCCCACGAGTATAAGGTCAGTCTGCGTCTTACCCTTGAGTCTGATCTTGTAAGCCACCTGTCAGTCTCCCTTCGCAGTCCCGGCCTCGCATGCGATCGAACACCCCAGCCGCGTCGCCCCGTAGTGCAGCGAGTTTGGGTTCGCGCACTTGCCCGCGTTGCCGTCCGGGTTGGCTGGCTGCCAGAACTCGCAAGCGCCGCAACGGTCGGGATCCCGGGGATGGCTTTTCTCACTCAGAAGCGGCATCGGGATCAGGCTCCGGTTGGTCGTCGTCGGACTCAGCGGCCTCGCCGGTCTCTTCCGAATGCTCCTCCGCATCCTCGGTCGCCGCGGCCATGATCGCTAGCGCTGGGCCCAGCAGAATGAATGCCGCGCCGCTCTCACCGCCCAACGTCACGCGCAGATTGTGCAACTCACCCGAAGGTGCAAAGTGATACTCCTCACCCGGGTATCCGCCGAAGTCGGCCAGCGGCATTGCTCGCCAAGCCATGAACGTCACCGGATCGGCGGACGTGATCTCGGTGATGGCATACTGCACGCCGCCAATTTCGACCAGGCCCTTGACGATGCCATCGGTGCACGGGTCGCTTTCGGCATCCGCGAGTTCGTCAACGCGATCAGGCGTCACATGGATGCCGCTCGGCACATCCGCCTTGCGCTCAGGATTCTCTCGGGCGGGCGGCTCGACGAATGCCAGCCTCCCGTCGCCGCACTCCGGACAGACCCGCCCGGCCTTGATGTCCTCATTCCTGGTGGATAGCTCGAAGCCGCACTTCTCGCACCGCACCAACCGGAAGGTCGTCTCCGAGAGTTTATCCGGGCGGATCCGGCCCTTGCCCTCGCAGGCAGGGCAGGCACCCTCCACGTCCTCGTCGCCCTCGTGCCCGATGATCGCGATGCCGCTGCCCGAGCAGTCGGGACACATGACCAGCGCCTTTTCGGCTTCACCGTCATCCCCGAACATGTCGAGCTGGTCGGCATCCGCTCTGGTCGGTTCCTCCGGGACAGGAGTCAGCGTGACCGAGACCGCGCTGTTCGCGAAGCCCTTGACTCGCTGATGCAGTTCGTACAGGTTGCCGTGGCTGACAGTCAGGCCGACCTTGAACTGGTCCTGGCTGTCGCTGTTGGTGCTGACCTGGGGGTTCTTCAGCACCGCCCGGAAGGACACTGATCTCCCTGCTTGGCGGGCGATCTGCCCCGCGTCCTCGTCGGTGATTCGCGGTTCTTCCTCGCCCTGTCCGTCCTCCGCCGCGGCCGTCGCCACGGGCTGCTCCTCCGGTTCCTGCGTCTCCTCTGTCGGCCCCTCCGGTCGTTTGTCCGTTGGTTCAGCGGTCACGGGATTCTGCCTCCTCACCTTGATCTGAGGTCTCGGCCAGGCCTAGCCCGGTGATGCGCCGCGCGATGAATCGTGCGTAGTTGGCTAGGTCAGCAGCGGCCTCGGCTACTGTGTTTGTGGAGTCTGTGCGGTTCTCGACGGCAGCCAGTCCTTTAAGTGTGTCGAGATTCCGTTGGGCCCCGGCACACAGCGCCTCCACGTCCATGCGTCGGTGATGCTCAATGTCCCCGGAGCGCACCCTCGGGTCAGCGCCGCGCATCCGCCGCTCCATGTCCTGTCCTTGCTGCTTGATGTCCGGTCTGACTTGCACCGTCTTCGGTTGTGCCACGTCTCGTCTCCTTTCAGCCTCGATGTAGTCCGTGTAGATGCATTTTTACGCTAAGTCAGTTCCTTGCCTCGCCATGCCAAGCCAGGCCTAACCCGGCCCCGCCTCGCCCGG